CGGGCTTCCTAGGGGCGCACAGTGGCCTTGCGGCCCGGCCTCCCGAGCGACACCCGCCGATAGTCGTCGAGCCCGGTCTTGGGGACCACCCAGATCGGCCCGACCTTGCGTGCTCCGTGGATGCGTGCAAGGCGGGCCTGCCGGGCGAGGGTCGTATGAGCCAGCCCGAGGTCCGCAGCAGCGTCCCTGAGCGGGATCATCTCCTCCGTCGCCATCGTGTCCTCCTGCATCGTGCTTGTCTCCGCGATCATACCACGCCCTGTCACGCGAACTCCTCGCCGAGGATCGCGATCGTGACGCCTGTCTGCTGGGACTGGGCCGCATAGACCTTGCGGGCCGTGATCGACACGACCTGCGAGTCGTCCCGGTAGGCGACGTCCTTGAGCGCGTCGAGCGCGGCCCGGATCATCTTGTCGAGGTCGCCGACCCGCCCGATCGGGTAGGCCGGTGCGCTCGGCTTGAGGCCACGGGCCCCGTAGTGACCGGCGGGCCGGGCGAGCCGGAAGAGCAGGTCGATCTCAACCGGCCCGGTGAACGCCACCTGCCCGGCCATCGCGTCCCGGCACTCGTCGTTGATCGAGTGCCGCCACGCCATCAGGCTGGCCCGGTGGTCCTGCTTCACGAACGGCGTGCCGTACTTCGACACGCCCGCCCGCATCGAGCCCTGCGTGACCGGCTTGCCGACCACCTCGAACCGGATCATCGCCATCGGCTCAGAAGTCACCGCTGTCCTCCTTCGTCCGGGCCGCCATCCCGTACTGGTTGCCGGGGCCCTTCACGATCACCCCGTGCTTGGTCAGCCGGAGCAGCGACTGGCGGACCGTCGGCTCGGCAGCGCCGGTCTCCTCGACGAGGGCCTCCTTGGTCAGCCAGCCCTCGCGCAGGAGGGCAGACTTGATCTTGGTCGTGACCGGGATGGCAGCCTGCAGCGACTCGGCCATCTCGGACAGGTCAGTCCGCTCGAACACGACGGCCCGGTCCTCGTAGGTGATCCGGACGCCGATCGGGTTCCGCTTCGGGCCGTTGTTGACCTTGCGGTTGGTCAGGACGAGGTCCGCCGTGGGCGAGTCCTCGGTCGTGTCGTCCCGCTTGATCTCCCACGTCTGGCGGGCGAGGTTGGTCTTGAAGATCGAACCGTAGGGGTCCTTGGCGCCGTTCTCGCTGCCAGCGCCCTGCTTGCTGACGTGGTCGATCAGGAGCGCCGTCGTCCGGAGCAGCCGGAGCGCCCGGAACAACTGCAGCGCCCCCTCGTTGGCGTCGGTCCCCTCCCGGGCGCCGGGCGAGGCCATGCCGACCGAGTCGACGATCACGAGGTCGATCCGCTCGTCGCGGACGTACTTGACCAGTTCCTCGACCTGATCGGTCAGGGAGGTCAGGCACGACCTGTACCTGATCCGGCCCCGGTACTCGTCCGGGTCGACCCCGGCCCCCTCGGCCACGAGCCAGAGGCGGTCGTTCCACTCCTCGCGGTCGGCCTCCCAGTCGAGGATCAGGACGTTGCCCGCCCGGGTCGTGTCCCAGCCCGGGAACACGGACCGGCCCGTGGCGACGGCGATCGCGAACAGGGCCCCGAAGTACGACTTGCCGGACCCGCCGGGCCCGAACAGGATCGTCGCCCGGTCCCGGGGGAGCATCGGGTAGACGAGGTACGGAATGGACTCGCGCCGGGCCTCGACGCCCAGCGTCTCGATCGGCAGGCCCTCGCGCTCCAGCGCGAGCACCCGACGGCAGAACTCCTCCAGCAGCGCGTGCCAGTCGACCTCGATCTTCGGGGCACGCTTGGCGACGTACTCGGCGGTGGTCTTGCGGGCCGACAGCGACGACACGTTAAAGTCGTGCTGCAGCAGGTGGCCGTCCTCGGGGGCGCCCGGATCGTCCGATCGGATGGACAGTTCGCCGTGGACCTGCCCGCTCCGGGCCTTGATGCGCTCCAGCCGGAGTTCGACCCGCCCGACCTTGCTCCGGGCCCGGTAGCCGATGCCGACACGCTCGATCTCCATCCCCAAACCGGGGACGTGCCCGGCCTGCGAGAGCAGGGCCCGGACGCCCTCGATCCCGCCGCGCTGGAGCGCCTCGACGGCGTCGTCGTGCGGCTGGGCAGCCGGGTCGGTGACCCAGCCGATCGAGGAGGCGATACCGCGCAGGCCGACGGCGACTCGGCGCATGTGCTCGAAGCCGACGTCGTCGGCGTCCGGCCAGAGGAGCACCTTGCGGCCTGTGAGATCGGCGAGGACCGCTCGCCCCGGGACTGACGACGCACCTGTGCAGGTGCCGACAGCCTGAATACCCGCGTCCACCAGCGCCTGCGCCGCCTTCTCGCCCTCGGCCACGACGACGACCGGGTCCTTGCCCAGCCGGTCGATGCCGTAGAGCGGGATGTCGGACAGGCTCACGCCGTTGAGGCCCTTGCGGCCCTCTGGATCAAACCAGACGACCTCCTTACCGCCGTCCGGCTTGTCCATCCGGACATGCGTCGCGACAAGGACCCCAGAGGCGTCCCGGACCTCGAAGCGGGTCCGGGACGGGAGCGGTGTCAGAACCTTCTCTGCCACCATCGTGTCTCCTGCCTAGCGCCAAGAACGGCAGGTCGTCGATGTCGGTCAGAGTCGGGGCCTGCTGGCGGGCAGCAGCCGGGGCGCTGGTGCGCTTGGCCGCCTCGCGCTCGGCGAAGTCGAGGTTGGGGTTGCGGTCACCACCGCCGGGGTTCTCGCGGTCCTCCTTGGACGTGAGGTTGCGGTACACGCTGACGATGAACCGGGCGCGGTGCATGGTCTTGCCGGACTCGTCGTCCTTCCACGAGTCGTCCTTGTAGCGGGCCTCGACGTAGACGAGGTGGCCCTTGCGCAGGTTCTCGGCGATGCGCTCGCCCGTCTGGCCCCACGCGACGCAGTTGACCCACGTCGTCTCCTGCTGCCACTCGCCGTCCTTCTGGTAGTTCTCGTTGACGGCGAGGCTGAACTCGGTGACGGGCTGGCCGTTGGGGGTGTAGCGCATCTCGGGATCGCGGCCGAGGTTGCCGATGAAGATCGACTTGTTGATCGAGGGCATGGTGCTGGGCTCCTTCAGGTGCTGCTGGCTTGTTGGGATGGACTACATCTCGTCCGACTGCTGGGGCGGGAAGCCGGGGTCGGCCTCCTCCTCCGGGTCGGGCGCAGGGGCAGGGCGGGGCTTGGTCTCGCGCAACTTGGCGAGCGCCTCGGCGATGACGGCCTCCGGCATCTCGTTGAACGGCGGCCAGTTGCGCCGGGCGCGGACCTCCTCGGGGTCGAAGCCGAGGCTGTCGAGCACCTTGATGAACTCGTCGACCATCTCCGGCGAGGCGATCTTCTCGCCGAAGTCGGCGGCGTCCTTGGCGCTGGCCGCCTCGTCCGACGGGACGACGCGATCGGCCTTCGGCTCGGCCTTCTTGCCCTTGGCCTTCGGCTCCTCCTCGCCCTTGAGCGCGGCCCCGAACATGGACAGGAACGTCGGGTCGATGTGCTGGCTGCCCAGCGGCAGCGACTGGCCGATGACACCCCGGGCCTTCTCGACCGTGAACACGCGGGACTCGCCCTTGACGACAGCCCGGACGACCACGTCGAAGTAGTACGACGTGCCCTTCTCGGCGTCCGGCTTGACGCCGACCTTCACGATCTCGCTGCCCTTCATCACCGTGTCGTCCTTCTCGCGGGCGACCACGATGACGTGGCAGCGCATGTTGGCGAGCCGGGTCATCAGGGCCTTGTAGCGGCGCTTGATCTGGCCCCAGTCCTTGATCTCCAGATCGACCTCGTCAGGGTCGAAGCCGGAGCCAGCGGAGCGGGCCTTGCGGGCGACACGGGCCTTGAGCGCGGCGTCCTGCAGCGTCTCGTAGAGCACGGTCACCGGGTCGATCACGAGCGTCTGGTACATGCCCGGGTTGGACTCGATCCAGTCGAGCGCGTTGAGCACGTCCCGGTAGGACTTGGTCGTGAGCACGTCGAAGTCCGGGAACATGCCCTTGTAGAACGCGGTGCCGCCCTCGGTGTCGATGACGGCCACCTTGCCCGGGGCGCCGAGGCCGAAGTACGTCTTCCCCGAGCCCCACGCCCCGTACAGGAGCAACTTGATCCACAGGGTGACCTGCGCCACCGACTTGAACGGGTTCTCACGCGCCATTGCTGACCTCCTTCGACTCGAACATCCCCTCCCACCCGGACCACTCCGGGCAGATCGAACGGGCGGGGCACCCGTTGCAGGCGTACTGGGCGCTGCGGCCCTGCGTCTGGTAGACGCCCGTGGACTCGGCGAACCGCCGGGCCTGCTCGCGGCGGACGACACTGGCCCGCCATGCGTCGAGTTGCTCGGCTGTCCGATTGGACACCTGCCGCTCCCACCACGGCTTGGGGCGGTCCTTGTCCCGGATGCCCCGAGCCTCGGACACGTCCTTGGGCATCTGGGCGTTGATCAGCCCGTCGAGGATGACGTTCGGGGCGATATGCCCGAACTCGGCCCGCAGGCCCTCGGCGTAGGTCGTCAACTGGACGTCGTACATCACCCGGTCCTGACCAAGGCGCTGGTCGCCGGTCTTGAGGTCGATGATCGTGCCGTCCTTGAGGACGACGTCCGGGTGGACGTGGTACGGGATGCCATCGACGTCGAAGTGCAGTTCGTACTCGACAGCGTAGATGCCGATCCGCTCCCAGACCTCGCGGACCTCGCGCTCCCACAGGGTCAACAGTGAGACCGTGGTCTCGACCGCCTTGGGCAGGTCGATGTCGGGCGTCAGGTACTCGCGGAAGAACCGGGCCGTCACCTGCTCGGGGTCGGACTCGATGCCCAGCAGCCGATCCTTGACCAGCAGGTCAACGGCAGAGCCGACAGCGACCTTGGCGGGCAGGGGGTTGGGGACCTTGAGGACGTTCTTGGCATGCCACTTGAACTGGCACTCGTCCCAGTCCCGGTCGGACGAGTAGGAGCGGTGCGCCGTGTCCCAGCAGCGGGGTTCGACGGTGATGATGTCGGTCAACGCAGCAGCCCCTCGATCTCCTGCTCGGACTCGCCGTCGGGGCCGGTGATCCGGACCCGGGTGTAGCCGAGCGACTTCAGGTTCTTGAGCAGCCCCTTGGTCATGCGGGGCGGTTCACCGGGCGGTGTGTCCCAGTGGCGCTTCCGAAGGGCCGCGAGGACGAGCGGTCGCTTCGAGGGTCTCGGTGTCTCAGGCATAGCCAGCGTGTCGGGCCTCCTTCCCGGTCACCCCCGGAACTGCCGGAGGTGCTGGAGGCATACTACTCGACAGCGAGCATGTCTGTCAAACGGGTGGTGGAGACAGTGAGGCCGGGCCCGGGAGGGGAGGAACCCGGGTCCGGCCTACTGGCTTGGGGGTCAGGCGTCGCCCGGTTCGGGGTTCCGGGCGAGCCCGATGTTCGTTCGGATGGACGCGAGGGACTCAGCGGTGTACGCGGCCACGGCGAGCCCGAGCACCGGCACGAGCACGTCGGACAGCGGCTGGAGCGCCACGAGGACGACAAGCCCGAGCCAGCGGCCGATGACGTGCGTCCCGATGAAGTCGGCGATCACGTCCCACTCGAACACGCCGAGCCGGACCGCACGGGTGACACCCGTGACGAAGTCGGCGACGAGCAGGACCGAGAGGACGACCATGACGCCACCGACCTCGGGGCTCTTCATCGTCTGAACGAACTGCTCGAACACCTAGGCCCCTCCAGCGGACATGAGTCGTGACGAGCAGGATAGCACCCGGTCCGTCACTGCAGCCACCCGTTCTGGTGCAACTGGAAGAACAGGTCGTCCACAAACTGGAAGGCCCAGAGGACGGCGATCAGGAGCCACTTCCACTCGGCCTTGACGAAGGCGACGGCACGGAGGAAAGGGCGGACCTGTCCGTCCTTCACGGCCTCCTTGATCTCCTCCTTCTTCCAGCGCCGGTCGGCCTCGTCGATGTGATCGGCGACAAGACGCTCCAGCCGGGTGATCTGCCGGTTGATCTCGTCGTCGCGCTCGGCATGCGACTTCTCGTGGCCCTTGAACCACTCGGTCGTGGCCTCTCGCTCCTCCCGGAGGGAGACGCGGATCGACTTCTCGACGTTCTGGATGTCACCACGGAGCGCGAGGAAGAGCGACACGATGTCGCCGATGGTCATCTGGCCGGGGGTGATGCCCCCGACTGCGGGGACGATCGGCGGGTCACCCCCCTCGGGGCTCATTCAGCGTCAGCGACAGTGTCGAGCGCCAGTTCCGCGTTCGACTTGTCGAGCAGGTACTCGCGGACGCCCTTCTCGATGGCGATGACGATGATCCCGGGGATCATCAGGATCACGGCCTGCAGGTACTCCTGCAGGCTGACCCCAGCGATCGGAATGGCGGCGAGGCTGGCCGCGAAGAGCAGGACGAACGTGCGGATCGCCCGGATGATCGCGCCCTGCGCCCAGTAGGGAAGCCCGTTCAGGATGTTCATGGTTGCTCCTCGTCTCAGCGCCGGAAGGTGGTGGTCGGGATGACGGCGTAGAGTTCGCGGCCCAGAACGCTCTTGTAGGCGTCATAGGCGGCCTTGCCGTCAGCCGAGAGGACGATGTCGTAGGGCGGGCGCTCGGGCCGCGCCGGGGAGCCGTGGTTGGGCTCCTTCACGAAGGCGTCAACCCGGACGACGACACCGCTGTCGTTCAGCCAGTTCGCGTAGCCGAGCAGGAGGTTGGCATGCGCCCCGGTGAAGCCGCTGAACTGGCTGCGCCCAGCCTTGTCGGTCGGCCGCGCCCACGGCTTGGGCCGCGTGGCACCACCGTAGTGGGCCCAGTTCGGCCAGTTGGCGTACCGGGTGGCGACGATGGCCGGGCCACGGTTCGAGGCGCGGAGCACGTCGCCCCACGTCATGCCGAAGACCACCTTGTACGGCAGGCCCCAGTTGGCGATGACCTTCCGGACGTCGTCAGCGGTCAGGCCCTTCGAGCAGGTGGCGATGCCACGGCCTGCGGCCTTCCTGATCTGGTTGTGCGTGACCCGCTTCGCCTTCCAGCCGAGGATGAGCGCCTGCAGCACCGTATCGGTGCAGCCGGACGACCCGTTCTCGGTCAGGGAGTCGTCGCTCTGCCCGAACTGGACGAGCCAGCGGTTCGCCTCCATGAGATCGCGCCACCACTCCAAGGTGGGCTTGACGGAATACGGCATCGAGACCTCCAGAGACGGGGATGGACCCCTTGCTGCCGATCATACGGCCCTGACCCGGGGCACACTAGTCGACCGGCTAGGTGCGGGCCGCCAGCCATGTCTGGGCGCGGGTGACGAGCGCCGCGAGCGTGGTCCGCTGGCCGTCGGTCAGGGCGTCCGTCACGTCCTCTTGGAACGAACGAACCCGGTCGCCGCCGGGCAGGCGCCACTCGCCCATGATGATGAGTCGCGGCGGGTCGGAGGGCTCGATGTGGATGCCGGTCACCACGGCATCGACGTCGAGCGAGACTTGGATCGGCATGCAGCCCTCCTACGGACCGTAGAACTCGGTGATGATGACGCACCCGCCCGCCCCGGCGCCCCCGTTGTTACCCGTGCCGTCCGAGCCCTTCGAGCCGCCGCCGCCGCCGCCGCCGTACTGGCGGCCGGAACTGCCGTCTGCGTCGGCGCCCTGCGCGGCCTCGCCGCCGCCGCCGAGGTGGGACGCCCCGCCGAACCCGGTGTTCTGCGGGGAACTGTTGCGGACGTAGCCGTTGCCCCCGCACGCTCCAGCCGTGATGATCGGGACAAAGGTGGCTGTTCCCATCGTCGACGCAGCGGAGCCTCCAGCGCCACTGTAAGCGTTACTGGTGCCGTCGCTGGGAGTCCCAAGGCCGCCACCGCCACTGCCACCATAGGCGGTCAACGTCCAGTTGCCATCAGTGACCGTCGAGTTGCCACCCGCCCCACCGTCGCCACCGCTCGTCGACCCGGCCGTGCCGCCGCCACCGACCGTGTAGGTCAGGTTCCCGGCCAACTGGGAGGCGGGGATCACTGCCCGGACGTAGCCGCCGCCGCCGCCGCCACCGCCGACGGTGCCGTAGGCGTTCGGATCGCCCGCCCCACCGCCACCACCGCCACCGCCGACAAGTTCCAGCATGATGTAGTTCAGGTCAGCGGGCTTCGTCCATGTCTGGCTGGTCCCGGACGTGTACAGGCGCGTGACCGGCGGCTTCGCCAGCACTGCCGCCGAGCCCCCGCCGACCTTGATCACTGCCGCCGACGGGCTCTCGATCTCGACCGGATCAGTCGACCCACCGAACTTGAGGCCCTTCGCCCCGAGCGCCACGACAGCCCGGGGAGCCGTGCCCGGGTCGTAGTCGGCGCCCTCCAGCCGGAAGATGCCGCCGCCGGTCGCGGAACCGTCCACGATGATGCCGCCCGCGTCGATCGCGAGCGCCTGCCCGACGAACCCGGGCTTCCACGGGGTGATGACGCTCGACGCCTCCATCTGGATGGCGTCGAACCAAGCGAACTTGCCGGTCGTCGCACTGGAATGCGAGACCAGCAGGATGCGGCATGCCGACCGGCCTGCGGCTGCGAACGAGACGCTGATGCGGGTCCACACCCCAACCCGCGAGTCCATGTAGGCAGAGTCAGAGGCCGTGATCTGGGCCCCGCCTCCGCCCTCCTGCACCTCGATGTAGGGCTTCGCAGCACCGTCGGTCTTGACCCACGCCGAGACGGTGTAGGTCGCGTCCGGCTGGAGGCCGGAGACCTCCTGATATGCCTGCGGGAACGAGCCATTGAGACCGGGCAGTTTGAGGCACTGCGTGCCGTACAGGAACTGCCCGGTGTCGATGACCGCGCCCGTGAGCAGCGACCAGTTGTACGGGGTGGCCGTGATCCTCGACCAGTTCAGGGTGATCGAGTTGATCGTGGGGCTGGTCGGCGCGTTGGTGTTGCCGAGCGGGACCACCGTCACCCGGTAGTGCATGTAGGCGCCGACGACGTCAGTCGCGCTGGCGTACCAACTGGTCGGCTCGGTGCCGCCCCCAGAAACCCCGTACTCCCAGACCGCCTTGGCCGTCGAGGTGTCCGTCGAGGACGGGGCCGCAGGCTTGAACGCCGTCGCGCCTGTGGTCGGGTACTTGTAGGCGGCCCGGGCCCAGCGGGCGCGGATCGCCGTCCGCTGGGTCAGGTCAACGGACATCCCGCCCGAGCACACGAGGTTCAGATCGAACTTGGTGGACAAGTTGTTCGTGGGCGAGTACGTCGACCGGAGGGAGGTCGACCCAGCGGCGACCGCCTCGCCCGACCCGTTGAGCAGGGCGTTCGTGCCGTTGTCCCGGACGTAGAACGTGCCGGACTGGAGGCCGTGGCCCTCGGGGCAGGAGAACGACCACTGCGGGTTGAACTTCGGGACCGAGTTCATGCCCGGGTCGTAGTACATCGGCGCGACCTGCGTGCTCGCGCTCGGGCTGACCCACGCCGCCGTCAGGGCCCCGTGGACCTTGAACCAGACCGGGGAGGACCACGCGCCGTCACCGCTGGGGGAGTCGGCCGTCCGGGCCTTGACGGCGTACCACTGCCCACGGGTGAGCGTGGAGCCCACGACCCAAGTGATCGGCGTGGCGATCGTCGTGTTGTTGAACGTGTACGCCGCCAGCCCGGTCGCGACGTCATCGGCAGGCCATGTCGGGACCACACCGTTGCCCGAGCACGCCATCACCATCACGTCGAAACGGACAGCAGCGTCGCCCTGCGGGTCGGAGTGCGTGATCGTGATCGTCGGGGTCTGCGAGGCCGTGATCTTGGCCGCGTCGACCCCAGATACCGCGACTCCCGGGGCGTTGGGCGCGGAAGCGGCGGTGTAGGTGACGACGATCTTGGGCGGGTACGACGACTCGGTCGACCAGAACTCGCAGACGCCGGAGTCGGCCGTCAGGGCGAGGTAGATGTCGGTGCCGAAGTTGTTCTTGACGATCGTCGTGATGTCGCGGGTCTTCTTGGCGTTCTGGGTCGTGCCGCCGGAGAACGTCACGGCCCCGGTCGACGAGTAGGACGGCCGGTTCGCCCCGGTGATCGAGTTGGAGCCCGACATCGGGTGGGACGCGCTGCCCTCGCTGAACGACCCGGAGTCCCTGACCCGGATGGTGTTCGTGGAGAACGCGACGTGGTAGGCGTCGGTCGTGTACACCTCCAGCACGGCCGACGTGATCGAGGCCGAGTTGGGGATGCCGGACCACGAGATGCCCGTGAACCCGATGTGCGAGTGGTAGTCGTAGCCGTCGTAGTTGCCGACGCACAGGTGGTCGCACGCTCCGGCGCCCATGTCGCTGGGCGTGCTGACGGTCCGGGCGTCCCGGGTGGCGGTCCACGTCTTGGTCGACATCAGGTCAGGCCCACGTTGTCACGGCGAGGGTCGTGCCCTCGGTGACGTTGTCGTAACTGGTCCGGTAGGTGGCGTTCCACCTGTTCGTGTCGGTGTGCGTATCCGCCACGTTCGACGACCCGGTGTTCTCGGACAACTCGAACGAGGAGTTGCGGACGAGGTTATGCCCACCGGCTGCCGTGCCGAACGTGATCCGGGAGGCATCGATGCCGTCCGGCGTGATAGCCGAGACCGCGCCCGCCTCCGTGCCGTCGGTGTACAACTTCAGCGACCCGGCCGTCAGGCGAATGAACCGCTTGGCGTTCTTGTCCGCGTCGGTCGTGTCCCGGATCGTCAGGCCGTTGACGTCCCACGACCCGGCTTCGAGGTCCGTCGAGGTCAGGACCCTGAAGCCCCGGCTGTAGGCCCCGGTCGCCTTGACCGTGATCGTCTGGCCCTCCATCGAGGCCGAGTCGATCGTGCCCGCCAAGATCATCCCGGCCCGGATCGCGTTGGCCCCGATGTCGACGTAGCCGACGAGCGCGGGCGTGCCGGTCGCGGCAACGGACCACGCCGCCTCGGGGTAGGACGACGCGAGCACCGCCAGCGCCGAGGCGTAGGCGATCTGGGCCTGCGTGATGTCGGTCGTGAAGTTGATCGCTGCCCCGCCCAAGGTTGCCGCCACCTTGAATGTCGCCCCGGACACGTCGCGGACGAAGTACTCGGACTCGATCGCCGTCAGCCCCGTGCCGCCGGTCAGACTGGTGAACACGACCTTGTCGCCGTCGGCGAACATGGCCTCCGACGTGGTGATGACGTCCGTGCTGGCGACCCCGGTGGCGTTCTGGGCGCCCATGACGTTGCCCGAGATGTCGATCGCCCGGACCTGCACGGTGTAGGGCACGTCCGGCAGCAGGTCGGTGATCGAGAGCACGTTCGCCATGACGTCGGCGAAGGACCACGTCGTGCCGTCCCGCGTCCACCGGACCTGATAGCCGCGCAGGTCGGCGGCGCTCGACGACGACCACGAGACCGCGAGGCCCCGGAGGAACGGGGAGATGCCCGTGATGACCGGGACGTCCGGCGCCGATGAGTCCCGCGCCGTCCGGTAGGGGTAGTCCGGGGCGGGCATGTAGGTGTAGCCGGACCCGTCGACCGACGTGAGGCCGTTGACGTCCTCCGACCATGCCCGGATGAAGTAGGGCGTGAACCCGGCCACTCCCTCGATCACGACCGTGGACTCGCTCTTCGGGATGAAGGCGAGGCTCGACAGCGACCAGTCCGGCGTCACGTCGTCGTTGTTGACCGTCTCCCGGGTGTACTCGATCCACGTCCCGGACAGGTCGAGATCGAGCGGCTGGGTGCAGCCGACCACCATGCGGACCGACGTCCTGCCGTCAGACTCCACGACCGACGAGGAGACGGTGAGGTCGGTCGGCTCACCCGGCGGCGTGGTGTCGAGGCCAGTGGTGATAACCGGGTCGGCATAGCCCGTGACAGGGCCGCCGGTCCCCGCCGTCACCTGCCCGAGCGCGGCCATCGCCACGCCCATCGAGTCCTCGGGGTTGCCGTAGTTGACCTCGTACAGCATCTTGCTGTTGCCGTCGAAGCGGGTGGTGATCGTCGCCAGCCACTCGATCGTCGTGATGCCGAGCGTGTCGTGCTTGATGATCTGCCACGTTCCCGGGACGAGGCCGCCGACCGTCGTGTAGTACGACCCGGTCCGGGCGGGGAACGCCTGCTTGCGCCAGACCTCCTGCGCCCGGTCATTGATGTCGTCGGCGTCGGCTACGTCAGCGTCCTCGATGATCCCCTCGAACTTCTTGCCCCGGAAGTACGCGATCGAGGCGGCGTTCTCCCGCCAGCCGTTGACCTTGCCGGTCACCCAGACGCGGTTGCACGGCTGGATCGCCTGCCGGTCCTCGCCCCAGCCCATCGGGGCGTAGGTCGTCGGGTTCGAGGGTGTCGTGTCGATCCCGAAGGCGGCCGTCTCCTTCATCAGGGCCATGTTGTCGAAACGGATAGTCCCAGAGAACGAGGCGACACCGCCGAGTTCGACCTTGACCCGGTCGGCGGTCGCTGGGGCGGTGTAGACCTGCTTGTAGCGGTTCCAGCCGGTCCCGACGTTCGTGATCGTGTCGACCCGCTGGGTCGCCAGCGCGTTGTTCTGCCACGTCAGGGTGACCTTGGCCTGCGCCGCGACCGACGAGTACAGGTCAATCGACATGACGTACCGCTTGCCCGCCGTGATCCCCGAGGTGACGGTCTGGACCGTCGTAGTCCCCGTGTTGTTCGAGGACTGCGCAGCGTAGTCGCCCGTGCCGCCCGGCCCGACGTTGGCGGTCACCGAGGTCGTCGTGCCCATCGACCAGCCCGTGTTCAGCCCGTCGTCCCACGACGGGTTGACGAGCAACTGGTTCGCGCTCGGCCGGGCCCAGTGGAGGTGCTTGTTCTCGTCGACCCAGAACGTGTAGCCCGTGGCGGACTGCTGGAGCAACTGGAGCGCGGCCCGGAGCGACTTCGAGCGCGAGTAGTCGATCGGCTTGTAGAGGGTGTGGCTCCCGCCCTCGATGTAGGTCGTCGCGACCAACTCGGAGTGGTAGGCCGCGATCGACTGGACCTCGGACTGCACCGACCGGGTCCCGGCCTTGTACAGCGACGTGATGACGCGCTCGTCGAGCAGGCAGTCGTAGCCGATGGCGTCGATCTGCCAGATCACGCTCTTGCCGTAGACCTGCGGCTGGCACCGGGCGACCCGGCCGCCGAAGATGCGGACCCCGTCGTCCTCCACGACGAAGTCGTCCTGCTCCTTGATATCGACCGGCGTGCCCCCGGTGTTCCGGGACTCGTCGAGCAGGGTGCATTTGGCCGTGCTGTTGATCTGGTTGGCTTGGAATTTCGCCTCGAACGACGACTGCTCGACCAGCGAGGTCAGCGTGACGTTGTTGATCTTGACTGCGCCAGTCCCCACGTCAGGTGCCACTCCCCACGGCCCGCAGCGTCGGCGTCAGGCCCTGCATGCGGGCCTGCACGGCCATCTCCTTGCTGATCCGGGAGATGTCGTTGTCCGATCGGATAGAGTCCTTGCCGAAGTTGTTGATGATCGTCAGCGACCCGCCACCGATCGCCTGCCCGCCACGGGCCACGCCCGGCTGGACTGCCATCCTCGGGAACGGGGCGCCCTGCTGCGTCGAACCACGGGAGGCCATGTCCCGGATGGCCTGCGCGATCGAGGTCGGGATGATCATCTCGCCCTCGTGGACGATGGCGGGCATGTCCTTGGGGACCTTCCACGATCCGACGTCGAACGAGGCGACCTGTGCCCCGGCGAGGAAGATGCCCGCCGTGCTGACGCGCAGGGGGCCGATCGAGAAGCCGGTCCGGAACAGGCTGCCGATCAGGCCGGTGATGACGTCCCAGACCCTGCCGGGCAGGGACTTCAGGGTGTCGACCACGCCCTTGATGAACCCGCCCGCGATCGAGATCGCCTTGCGATGCAGGTCCAGACCCCACTTGCCGACCGTGAGGATCACGTTGAGCAGGAACTCACCCACCCGGCCCGGCAGTTTGCCGAAGAAGTCGAGCATGGCGTTGATGAACTTCCCGCCGATCTCGCCGCCCTTGGAGACGATGTCACCGAGGAACGACCCGATCTTGCCGGGCAACTGGCCGATGAACCCGCCGACCTTGCCGGGCAGCGTCTTCACGAAGCCGATCAACTTGCTGACCAGCCCGAGACCGATCTCCCCGGCCTTGCCGACGATCTTGCCCAGCGCCCCGCCGAGGAACAGCAGGATCGTCCGCAGGATCGTGGGCAGGTTCTCGATGAGGCGGGGGATGACCTCAGTGGCGATCCAGCCGACGAACGCGATGGCCCACTCGATCAACTTGCCGATCAGCACGGGCCCGTTGGTCACGATGAAGTTGATGATGGCCCCGATGATGTCGTCGAGGGCGTCGAGCAACTTGGGCAGGGTCTCGAATATCCAGTCCACGAGCGCCAGCGCCATCGGCCCGAGGCTGGAGGCCAGCGTCGGGACGCCCGTGTTGACGATCCAATCGAACAGGCTCTGGGCCCACTGGCCGATCGCCGCGATCGCATCCGGGATGCGGTCGACGATGAAGTCCACCAGCCCCGTGCCGAGCGCCAGCAACTCGTTCAGCCACTGGGGCGCCATCTGGATCACCCACGCGAACAACTTCTGGCCGAAGACGGACAGTTGCTCCAGCACCTTGGGGATGGCCGGGGCGATCCAGTCGACCAGTTTCTCAGCCCAGCCAAGGACGATCTCGCCGATCTTCGGCGACATCCCGAACAACTTCGAGAGCAGCCCCTCGATCGCGGGCAGGGCGGCATCGAGCAACTTGGGCAGGCCGGTCTCGACCCACGACATGAACCCGGCGACCGCCGCCTCCATTCCGGGCCCGATCTGCTGGAGCCACTGGTCGAGCGCGGTGTAGGCGCCGTCGATCACCGCCGGGATGCCGCTGAACCCCTCGGCGACATCGACCAGCGCACCGGCCACGTCGCCCTTCGACAGCGCGATGAAGGCGTCAGCGATGTCCCACAGGACGGCGCCGAACGGGGTGATGATCGGCTCCAGCGCCTGCAGCGAGCCGGTCATCGACCAGACGTCCACCGCAAGCGTGCGGAACAGGCCGCCTATGCCCTCCAGCACCTTGACGCTGATCGCCTTGAGCCCCTCCTGCAGGTTGTAGAAGCCAGCCCGCACCAGTTCGGAGTTCTCGGCGAAGGTCGTGCCCCCGGACGAGACGTTGTTGAATGCCCCGGCGAGGAGGACCAGCCCCGTGTAGAGCGGGCCGGTCACGGTGCTCAGGTCGGGCGCGATGTCGGCGACCGACTTGATCTTGTCGGCGAGGGCCCCGAACGCCTCGGCCATCTTGGCGATCCCGAGTTCCCTGATCTCGCGCATGGCGTCCCTGATCAGGGTCAGGGGACCGCCCACGTCCTTCAGCCGATCGGCCAACTTCTTGAACGAGCCGATCGGGTCACGGAGCGCGTCGGTGACCTTCTTGATCGCCCCGGCCACCCGGGGGCCCCAGTCGGTCCACGCCGACGACTGGAGGAACTCGCCAACCTTGAGCGTGATGTCCCGGAGCAGGTCGAAGAACGGCTGGAACGCCTCGGACATGACGTTGCGCAACTGGTCGTTGATCGTCGACACCGCGCCGTTGAACGTCCGGGACTGGACGTCCATCATGCCGCCGAGATCGGACTCGGCGACCCCGTCGCGGATGGCCTTGAGCGCCGTGTTGGCGTCGACCTGCCCCTTGGTGACCAGTTTCTGGGTCTCGGGGATCGACTTGCCCAGCCCGTCGGCAAGGTACTTCCAAGCGTTCACCCCCGCCTCGGACAGGTACATCATCGACTCGCCGGTCACCCGGCCTGCCCGCATCATCTTGGTCAGGGCGTTGGTCGCCGAGATGACGTACTCCTGCCCCTTGCCAGCGCCAGCGATGGCGTCGCCCAGTGCCGTCAGGGTGGGGATGACGTGCTTGGCGGCCATGCCCGCGCCGGTCAGTTTCTGGGCCGCGTCCACGAGGCCCGGCATCTCGAACGGCGTCTTGGCCGCGAACTCCTTCATGTTCCGGATGAACTCGTCCGCAGCCTCGGCCGACCCGAGCGTCTGCTTGAACGCGATCCGCCACTGCTCCAACTTGGCGTTGAAACCGATGGCCGCGTCCTTGACCATGCCGAGACCCTGCGCGATCTTCCCGGCGACCGAGAAACCGAAGGCCAACTGCATGCCCTGCGCGACCGGGCCCAGCACCTTGCCGAGCATGCCGACCTTGCCCGAGGTCGTCTCAGCGGCGGCACCCACGGAGCCGAGTCCCGACCCGACGCTCTGGAGCGCCGAGGACGCCATGTCCCGGGCCCGCAGTTCGATCCCGACTTCCCGGTTACCGAGCGCCACTCTTCTTCGACTCCTGCTCGCGCCACGCCTCTTGGGTCTCGATCACGAGCCTCGCCCGCTCGACGACCCATTCCGGCGTGGTCATCAGGTCATGCCACGTCCACCGCATCGCCTGACACAGGAGGATGTCCGCGATCTCCTTCGGGACTCCCTCGCCCGAGCCTGCCAAGGCACGGGTCAGGAGCCCCCGGAGGCGTTTCCCTCGGTGTCCTCCTCATGGTCAGCGTCCGGGGCCTTCATGTCCAGCGGAGCCTTGGCCTCGGAGTCGATCAGGTCGTCGAGCATGTCGACCACCGGGGTCGGCAGCGCGGACCGGAGCGACTGGACCCGCTCGATCCAGCGGTCGTCTGTCAGATCGAACGGCACATACTCGACCGGCTGGTCGTTCTCGTCCCGCAGCGCCCAGCCGACGATCCCCAGCGCGAACGCCGCCAGCGTGGCCCGGGCTGGCTTGAACTCGGCGATGACCTTGATCGGCCGGTCGGACTGGCCCCGGCGCCGGGCAGCGCGACGGGCCTCCCGGTTCATCGGGCTGGTGTCAGTGGCCTCGGACGTGTCGATCTTGGCGACCGTGGACGCCTCGGCGATCATCCCCGCCAGACCGTAGGGCATCTCGGACCAGTACCTGATCCACTCGCCGGGCGCGAGCCACTGGTCTGCGGGGACGTTCTCGGGACGGCTCTCGTGGGTGAGCGTCGCCTGACCTGTGACCGCCTGCGCGGCAGCCGACCGGAACGATCCGGGCATCGTGACCTCCTTTGAGGAAAGCGAACGGGGCGGCCCGTTGAGCCGCCCCGCGATTGTACTCGACTGCGCCCCGGTTAGACGACGTAGTCCTTGGACGAGCGGATGGTGACGACGGCCAGCGAGGCATCGGTGGAGTTGTACAGCGCCTTGCCGCTCAACTTTACGAGCGGGAAGTCGCTGCCGGTGTCGATCTCGCCGGTCTCGAAGGCGACAGTGCCCATGTTGATGGTCAGCGTCGGGTTCGAGGTGGTGCCAATCGTGACGCCCGTGTCGGTCCACACCATGTTGAGACCCTTGTTGCCGGTCGACAGCGTCGTGCCCGCCTTGAAGTAGTCGTACTCGGTCTTGGCCGAGAAGTCGACCACGATCTCGAACTCCACGGTCCGGGCCCCGATCGACATCGAGTTGGGGGACTGGGTGTTGTTGATCGTGTAGAACGGCTTCCGGTTGCGGGTCATCGAGACCGAGCCGGAGACCAGTTTGGCGAACGCGCCGTTGTTCAGGAGGATCGTTCCCGCCCATGCCGGGAGCGGCCGGGCTGTCGAGAAGGAGTGGGTGATCTGCGAGACCTCGGACTCGCCGAGGCCCATGCCCGAGGCGGACCACGTCAGGTCGCCCTCGGCGCTGAACTGGAAGGCGAACTTGTCGGCCACGCAGTTGAGCGACTGGTACGCCTGCGTGTACCGGCGCGGCTGCTGCCACTTCATGGACAGCGAGGCCGGGTCATCGGTGAACTTGAAGACGTTGTCGAAGATCGTGTCGACCGTGGTCTTCGTCGGCACGCCCATCGCCGAGCACAGGAAGAAGCCGGTCGTGTCGTGGTAGAAGCCGGTCTCGCCGACCTGCCACTCGATGTACCGCTGGCCGGGCGTCATCGCGAAGTTGCGATCCTGCCCCGAGCGGTCCTCCTCCCAGAACTTGTTGTTCTGCCGGAGGGTGGCGTCGAAGTTGCAGGGCACGGAGGTGAACGCAGCGGCCACCGTGCCGTGCGTCGTCTCCTTGCCGACCGAGACTGCCGTGCTCATGCGATCACCTCGCTGGCCTGCTCATGCGAGCAGGGGGACAGGGCGGCATACGCGCCCGACTCCACCAGCCGGGCGGCATGCTCCGCATCGATCTGGTGCTGATCCTCGGTCGGCGTCCCGGTGACCACTAGGTCTCCGGACCAGCCTCCCGTGTAGGCGACGCAGGCAACCGGGGCGGGAGCCGCCTCCTCTGCCACGTCGGCCACCTTCTTGGTCGCCATTCTTCCTCCTACTGCGTTGCGAGACTCACCTCGTCGAGTGCCGAGAACCTGATCTGGGCCGCATGACAGCCGTAGTCCCCGAGCACCATGCCCTGCCCCTCGTTGGGGAGGGAGACCCGGCAGGCATCATGGTCGAGGACCGTCCCACCGAGACTCTTGTTCAGGTCAATGGCCGTCACGACTGCTTCGATCAGGTCGCGGAACACGATCTCGGAGGTATCGTCCCACGACATCCAGAACCGTACCAGCCAGTTCACCTCGCGAGCCTTCTTGGCGGCCCCGTAGGCGATGGTCCGGTACTCGCCGGTCTCACCGTTGTAGGCCACCGACCAGTACCTGATCTGGCCTCGCTTGGCGTCGTCCGGGCGGGGGATCACGAACTGCTGGACGAAGTGATCCAGCGACAGGCGGCCGATGTCGGGGTTCTTGTCGGAGACCTTCCCCGAGTCCGGGACGGCCGAGATGATGGCCGCGATCGCCGTCGCCTGCTCGTTGAGCGTGGACAACTCAGCGCCCCCATTCCATGAAGTAGAGGTGCATGCGGTTGAGCATGATCTGGCTCGCGATCGGCTGCGCCTCGTCGGCGGCAGCCTTGACGAACAACTGCTTCCGGATGCCCTTGGCCCGGATCGCGCCCATCGCACGCCACGCGATCGAGGCATCGCCGAACTTGCGGGCCGCCCAGAACATGAGCCGCCCGATCGGCGGGGTGAACGGCCGGGTGCCGAGTTCGACGAACAGCAGGTAGCGGCTGGCCGGGGCCATCCACCCGATGTAGCCCATCGGCTCCCGGTCGTAGGGGCTCGGCGGGTCGAACCCGATGAGAGTCGAGGCGAGCCCGGTCCCCCGTGGCGTGTGCGTCCAGAGGACCGACGTGACGTAGGACTCGGCCTCTAGGATGGCAGCCACGGCCGCGCCACGGAACAACTTCTGGTTGCCCCGGGCCTCCTCGACCAACTGGCGCGGCAGCGCCCCGAGCAGGACTTCAACGCCGAACGCCTCGCGGGCCATCAGCGCCGCCAGCGGTCGTGGGTGAGGTGGGCATAGCCTCCGGCCATCCGGGTGTCCCAGTTGGCGTTGGCCGACGTCCAGCCCCGGGCCGACTGCATGTGGTTCTCGTAGACGTCGCGCCAGTTCTTCGCGACTGACAGCCACTCCTGCGACTTGGTCCGGTACGTCGCCGCGTCGGCCGACAGGATCGGCTCGTGCGTCCTCGCGTAGCCGGTCGCCATCGCGATCGACGCGAAGTGTGCCGTCAGGGCGCAGACCGCTCCGTGGTCGAGGTCGGGCACAGTCGTGTCGGCTGCCAGCGTCCCGTAGGATTGAACAGTCGAGAACGTCATCCGCACGGTCTGGCTGGTCGAGGGCCACTCGATGAGCCACCGGAGCACGAGCCCGGTCGGCGTCCGGAGCAGGCCCCACTTGCGCGGGTCGGCAAAGTTCGGCGGATTTGCGCCGATCGGGCTCTCGACCGAGCGGACGCTGCTGAAGTCGTCTATCCAGCCGTCGCTTCTGGGCAACGGCGTCTCGTTGGACCCGGACGAGGCGATGTCCACGGTCTTGAGGACAGGGCGGCGCTGGCTGTACTCGGCGAGCGCGTCCAGCAGGAAGTCGCCGATCTCGTCATCCGTCATCGCCTGCGAGATGGCCGTGTCTCCAGTGTCCCGGAGCATCCGCCAGACCCGCTCGATCGCATCAGCCTTGGTGTAGGAGCCCATTCATGTCCTCCGCTGCGCAATCGTACTCAACGATCGTTGTCGCGACCAGCCGTCGGGCCCCGGTCGCGCAGTCCGGAGGCCCCAGAAGCACGACTGGTCGACGAGCCCCGGAGCCGGGAGACCGCGTCCCCGACCAGCCGGGCGGCAGTCGACCCACGGAGCCGCGACCTGACCCGCTCCATCACGCCCGCCAATCCGAGGTTCGCCGTCAGCGTCTTCCGGGTCTGTCGGGCCACGCTGCCACTGAAGCCGACGACCGCCGAGAACGCCTTGATCAGTCGTCCGTCCGCCGTCACCATGCTGCCTGCCAGTCCAAGCGCCCCTGAGAGCGCCTTCCGGGTCTGGCGGACCATTCCACCACTCAGGGTGAGAACGGCCGTCAGCGGCCGTCCTAGGCGCTTCTGGAGGCTTCCCGCAGGGGTGAGTCCAGCCGCCAGCGCCCGGTACGTCCGACGGGCCATCGACCCAACCGTGCCGAGAGTGGCGGCCAGCGCCTTGCGGGGCTGGCGGACGATCGCGCCAGTGAAGGTCAGGACCCCAGTCAGGTTGACCTGCACCATCCCCGTCTTGACGGAGTTCAGGAAGCCGGACGGGCTCAGGCTGGCCGTGAAAGTCCGGAGCAGGGTCAGGGCACGGCCCAGCGAGCCCGAGGGACTCAGGCTGGCCGCGAGCGCCTTCCCGGTCCGGCGGGTCTGAGACCCAGCGAACGAGACCGCCCCGGCCACGGAGCGGCGGGCCTGCTTCGCCACCGACCCGGCGGACGTCAGGGCACCAGCGAGGCTGCGGGTGACTCGCTTGCTGATCGATCCAACAGGCACGATCGACGCGGCCAGTGCCTTGCCCGCCCGGCGGGTCTGGGCCCCGGCGAACGTGAGTCCAGCCGTCAGGGTCCGGAGCAGCACCTTGACGGTGCCCAGCGATGCGGACGATGACAGCGTCGCAGCCAGCGAGCGGCGGACCTCCTTGGCCGAGGTCCCAGCGAGCGTCAGGGACGCGGCCACCGGGCGACGCACCTGCCTGACAGACGAACCGGCGAACGTCAGGGCCGCAGCGAGCGCCCGGACGATGAACCGCATCGAGTCCAACGACCCGGACGACGACAGCGAGGCGGACAGCGACCGGGTCACGGCCTTGGCCGAGGACCCGGCGAGTCCGACCGAGGCCGTGAACGGACGGACGAACGACCCGACCCGGTCGAACGTGCCGGTGAGCGACAGCGTCGCGTCGAGCGCCTTCTGGATGACGCCGCCGACGGTCTGGGACGCGAGGTCCGTCGCGAAGTCCAGCACGCCAGCCAGCGTCCGCCGGACCTCGCTGGCGGCTGCCCCGGTGAAGTCCAGCACGCCAGCGAGCGGGCGACGCGCCTCCTTGGCGGCAGACCCGGTGAACGTCAGGGCGGACGTGGCGGCCTTGACCATAGTCGTCTTGATGGTGTTGAGGCCCGACGTCGCCAGCGACCCGGCGAGCGCCCTGTAGGAGCGCCGTGAGAGCACGCCCGCCTTGGACGCTCCCGCGAGCGTGAAGAGCGCCCCGACCTTGGAGAACCCGGACACCCCGACCACTTGGCAGTAGGGGCTCGCCGCGCCAGTGGTGACCTGCCCGTCCGCCAGCATGACCGACTTGACGACACCGCCGTCCTGCCGCTCCGTCCCGCTGGTGATAACGCCCCAGTTCTGGGACCACGAGGGCCGGGTCGTCTGCAAGGAGTACGCGACGGCGACGGCCCGGGCGACCAGTGTGCCGCCCTCGGCCCCCGGGATGGCGGGGTTGCTGGGGCCAAGCGTCACCGCAGTCGACGATCCACTGCTGGAGATAGCCGACGCGAGGACTGGGCTGGTCCGCCGGACGCCACGGTAGACCCCGCATACCCAGTCGGCATCGAACGTGCCGTAGTCATCGAGGAAGTCCCACGTCGCCGACTCGGCCTCGTCGTCCGAGGCGAACTTGTAGTACAGGTAGATGCCGGTCGTGCTGCTGTAGGTCGAGGCCGTGAGCGCCGTCCACCCCGACGGCGGATACCAGATGTGGTTGGTCGTGTTCGCGCCAATGGCGACGATGATGAAGTCGCCGCTCTGGATGCCGGACGGCTTGGCGACCGAGATGGTGTCCACTGCCGCCGCCCCGCCGACGGTGGACGAGACGTAGGTCGGGGGCGAGACGTTCGTGCCCCGGAACAGAAGCGTCGAGGTGAGCGTGCGCAGGATCACCCGCGACGTGGTCACCGCGCCCGCGAACGAGAGGTCTCCCGTGAGCGAACGAGCCGTGTCCCGGATGACCGCCCCGGCGAAGTCCAGCCCGCCCGTCAGGGTCCGCGCCAGCGCGAGCGTGACGCCGAGGCCCCCGGCCGACCCGATCGCCCCCTCCAGCAACCGGTCCACCCGGCGGACCGCGTCGCCCGCGAATGACAGCGCAGCCGACAGGTCCACGGTGGAGAACTTGGCGGACACCAGCGAGCCAGCCGACGACAGCGCCCCGGCCAGCGCACGCTGGGCCTGCTTCGGGGCGCTGCCTGCGAACGTGAGTCCGGCGGCCAGCGACCGGGCGACCTGCGCAACCCGCGACCCGGCGAAGGTGAGCCCGGCGGCCAGCGATCGGCGGGTCTGGGCGGTGTCGGTTCCCGAGAACGTCAGCGCACCGCCGTTGGCGTCCCGGGTGTGGCCCGAGGAGCCGTTGACGAACCACGCCGTGTACTGGGTCCCGGAGGCTGGCTTCTCCCGGACGGCGAAACCGAGCACCGCGAGGTCATCGGAGATGGCCGTCGTGATGGTGAGGGTCGTGCTGCCCTGCGAGGCAGAGGTCTCGCGGTACGTCCCGAAGACGTAGTTGCCGAAGTCGATGGACGGCCCAGCCGTTGTGCCGGTGCCAGCCGTGGACACCGAGGCCGCACCGGAGTACACCCCCATGAAGCGGACGGAGTTGGTCCCCGGTGAGCCATCATCGAGCGCGATGCTGCTCCACGATGAGGCGACGCCGCCCGTGTTCGATGAAGCAGCGGTCTGCTCTGCTGCGCTGCCAGCCCGGGTCTTGACGAGGGTCGAGTCCACCTCGATCTCGCCAGCCGCCGTGACCGTGAAGCAGGCGGCGTACATGACCGCCGTGTTGTTGGTCCGGTTGACCACCACCGCCTGCGTGCCGGATGCCACGTTGTCGAGCCAGTAGGCGGCAACCGCGCCAAGTTCCGTGTCTGAGTCCCGTGCCGTGTACGGGACCTTCGTCATGGTGGCTCCGCCGTAGGTCACGCTGGTCGAGTAGTCCTGCGCAGCGGCGGCACCAACCGTCAGGACAAACACGACCGCGCCGCGCGGCGTCCCCGTCGGGACGTGGTTCCATGTGAACGACGCCTCCGAGGCGTTGCCGGTTGTCCCGGTATGGCTCTCGCTTACGGCGTCATGGGCGACAGCCATCAGATCGCCGCCTTGGTGTGGACCGCCCGCAGCCCGGCGAGGATGTAGCCGTGCTCGACCACAAGGGCAGGCGTGCCACCGGAGGCGTACTCACTCGTCGCGTAGGTCGAGGACGACAACTTCGCGAACAGGCTGCCGCCCAGTGCGCTCTGCACCATGCTCGTGTCGAGACCGTTCCCGATCACCTGATCGAACAGCGAGCAGGACTCCGGGGCGATGCCGTTCGACGAGAGCGAGTACGCACCAGCCACGGAGATGACATGGGCCGCGCTGCCGTCCCAGAACACCTTGCCGTTGCTCGGGTCGTAGATGCTGAACGAGCCGCCGTTGCTCGACGAGAACAGCGCTTTCCCCGTCTGGCCGATCCCGAACAGGTTGCCGCCGCCGCCGATGACCGACCCCTGCGCGGCTTCCGGGGCGGTGGCGACCGGCGAGTTGCCGTACTGCGTCCGCGTCCACGACGTGCCGGGCGCGGTCGAAGAGTACCCGGCCATCTGGTAGGGCGACCCGGTCTGGTTCCATATCTGGATGTAGTAGTCACCGTCGGTGTAGACCATGTTGAGCGGATACCAGTCCGACCAGAGCAGGGTCGTCGTGGCCTCGACGGTGACAGGCGTGTCCCACGAGGTGAAGTCGTCGGTCGAGCGCACCTTGAGGTAGTTGTTGTAGCCGTAGGTCGAAGATGTCGACTCGGTGTAGGCGAACCACCACTTCGTGCCGTCCCAGACCGGCGGTGCCCCGGCCGCCGAGTGCGTGGTCGTGGTGAACGAGCGGTCCGTCCACGTCGTGCCGTCCGGGCTCGTCAGCACCTTCAGTCGCATCGACACGGTGTTCCGGGACACGACGCCCGCCGCCACGAACAGCCCGTTCGCGTAGGAGATGCCCCAGAGGTCGACGGACGAGCCGCTGTAGGCCACCGTAGGCAGGGCGTCCGTCAGGCTGTCGTAGACGAGGATCGTGTTGGACGTGGCCCGGCACCAGACCGAGCCATTGGTGGCGACCTTGCCCTGCACCCAACTGCCGTCGGCAGCCGTCACCTGCGTCCACGTACCGGTCAGGGACGAGCAACTCCACGCGCCAAACGACCCCTTGACAACGTAGGACCCCGCCCCGTAGCAGGCGAGGTAGAGCGCCGTGGCCGGGGCGTACTGGGCCAGCCGACCCGAGGTGCCCAGCGAGTAGTCGTTCCAGTCCAGCGGGCGCCAGTCCGTCGTCTTGTCGACGAGGAGGTTGCCAGCGGAGTTCGGCCAGTACGTCGGGGAGCCCGAGATGCGGGCCGACATCACCTGCTGGTCGGACCCGATCGAGGACAGGTCCCAGCGGACCATCGTCAGGACCCGCCCGCCGCCCGAACTGGGAGGGACAGGAGGCTTCCCATACGGGTCGCCGGGGTCGTCCCACGAGTCATCACCGACACGGAGGGTCTGGATGCTCGTCTCGCCAGACGTGTTGACGTACCCGAAGTCGGTCGAGATCGGGGTGACGGTCGTGACGGTCGGGTCGATGGCGAGCGGGAAGGACGCCTTCATCAGGTTGGCGTAGGAGTACGCCTCACCGAACGGGACGTTGGCCCCGGCCACGATGTAGTGGACGGGGTGGGTGTAGCCCCGGGCCGTGGTCGCGGTGCCGCCCTTCATGTACAGGACCGGCTCGCCCGCCGCCTCGACCACGAGGTCGGCGTGCCCGATGTAGCCGTTGCCCACGACGGCCAGCGTCTCGGTGTCGCGGACCACCGCCCCCGCCGGGGGGTTGACGTCCCACACGAACACGAGGTACGTCGAGTCCGGGTCCCAGCCAAGACTGACCGGGTCCGGGACGTTGGGCCTCGCGTTGACGATGAACTGCTTGGACACCCGGTCCTCGGCGACCTCGAAGAGCAGGTCGACGCCGGGGAAGATGCTGTTCACGCGGATGGTGTTGGAGTCGGGGAGGCGCTCCCGCGACGAGTAGTCGGCCAGCGCGAGGCGCTGCCACCTCGACCCGGGCGCGGTCCGGTCGACCATGCCGACCGCCGTCGGCCGCATCGACAGGGTCCGGCCCCGGTAGGTCGCCGTCAGGTAGCCGTCCTCGATCCCGAAGCGGACGTCGTCGGTCTGTGCCGCCCAGCCACCCGGCGTCTGGCGGACCAGCGTCGCCATGTCCTCCCACCCACCATCGAGCGGGAAGTGGACAGGGACGGGCGAGATGACCGAGGAGTAGGCGTTGTCCCCGGTCTCGAACGTCTTGGCGAACCGCGACCTCCGGTCAGCGAGTTCCCGCACGGCCTACACCTCGTAGCGACGCAGGAACTGCCGGACTCCCCAGACCACCGGGACCGCCAGCACGCCGAAGATGATGCGGGCCACGGTCTGGCCGAAGTACAGCCTCCCGAGGTCCACGTCAGTGCCCCAGAACCCGAGCGTCACATAGACGACAGTCGCCGACACGATGACGGGGAAGTTGGTCGCGAGATAGCGGAGGGCGAACCACTTGCCCTCCGTCTTCGCCTTCAGCCATGTGAACACCGGGATCGAGATCAGGTACGAGGACACGAACAGACTGGCGAGCCCGGCGGCAAACAGGCGAACGCTGCTGGTCATAAAGTCGGTGAACCCCTCCACCTCCCGGCTGGCTGGCAGGAAGATGATCAGCGGCACGATCACGACGAAGAACAGCGTCCGCACGATCAGCGCGGCCATGACGGTCTGGCGGGCGACGGGCTTGCCCTGCCAGTCGTTGATGATGTCAAGAACGGCGTAGGAGAAGCCGATCAGCAGGGCGCCGGACGTGAACGTCAGGCCGAAGACGAGCAGTATCTTGTTGCTCGTGATGGGCGCGAACAGGTGCAGCCCGACGAACATCGAGACCAGCGCGTAGAGGGCGATCTCACCCCGCTTCATACCCGAACCTCCTTCGCCGACGGCAGTCCAGACAGGCTCCGCACGGCGTCGGCTCAAGGCACGATGCGGACCCGGCGAGATCGACACCGAGTTCCTTCGCCTTGGCGTCCACCCCATCATCATCGAGATCGAACACAGGCGCCAGCAGGACGAGTTTCTCGCTGATCCGGGACTGGTTGAGCACCTGCTGCATCTGGTCGGTCGACCCATCAGGTGCCTCGACAGAGCCACGGCGGCGCCCGGTCGCGAGCCACAGGACATCGAGGCTGGCCGCGTACTGGGCCCCCAGCGCCACGGCCGCGAACACCGTGAACGGCATCCGGACACGGCCCAACTGCTCGCTGCGCTTCATCCAGTCCACCGGGTAGGCGAACTCGACGTGGGTCGTCGCGTAGAGATCGGCCGTCCTGCGGGCGGCGGCGGTGAGCCGGAACCGGGCTGGGCCCGGGGTCCAGTCGAGGAAGAGCGAGTGGACAGCCATGCCCGATCGAACGAGCATGGCTGCGCTCACACGGGAGTCGATCCCGCCCGAGTTGAGCAGAACGACTCCGGCCACACGGTCACCCTCCCAGCGTGTGTCAGCCCCCGGCGGTGCAGGTCAACTGGTAGGTGAACTGGATCGAGTCACCGTTGATGACGTTGATCGCGGTGAACACCTTGCGGTCCCACATCGTGCCAGCGGACGACGCGGAGAACAGGCCCCACTCGGTGATCGCGAGGCCGGAGGTGTAGGACACCGTGGCCTGCGTCTGGTAGATGTTCGTGGAGCCGGGCGTGGACTGGGTGCCGGTCACACGGGCCGGGACGCCGGTCACGTTGCCGAGCGTGGTGTCGCCGATCGCCGCCGCCACCGTGCCGATGCCGGTGTGGTGGTAGTTGAAGGCGTTGATGTCGCTCGCCCCGGACGCGAAGTCAGCGGCGAGGTAGACGACGCCCGCCGTGGTGACGAGACCTGAACCGAAGTCGAACTCATCGATGACCTGCCCGCGTCGGCTCTTGTGGACCGCCGACAGGTTGGTCGCGAAGATCGACCGACCGGGGATCAGGGCCTCACCACGGTCCGGCTCCCAGATCAGCGCCCCTCGCTTGAAGGGCAGGCGCAGCACCTTCATCCGAACACCCTCCTCACGAGGTCTCCGACCCGCTGGCGCAGTGTCGGCTTGATGCGGATGACGCGAATGCCAAGGTCGCCCCTCATGCCGAGAGATGCCTTGCTCACCGTGTCTCCTCTTGGTTCTAACAGCCGCTCATAGTGCGAGGGCCGGGTCCGAGGCCGGGAAGGAGGTCAACCGAACCGGCCTCGGACCGGGGCCTCGCGACCCCGTTGCTCTAGTTGTCGCCGCGACCACCGAGATGGACGGCGACGTCGTAGACGGCGGTGCCGCCCACGGTGACCACGGCCCGGATGCGGGACCCGGCCGGGTCGATCTTCAGGACGCCGGACCCGGTTGCATTCAACTGGGTGAAGGCGCCAGACGGGTAGTCGATCCACGTCGCCCCGCCGTCGTTCGAGACCTGCACCTTCACATCGAGGGCGCCGGTCCCGGACTTGAGCGTGGCGGACAGCGTGGCGATGCAGCGGTTCTGGTCGAAGTCCCACGCATCGACAGCCGACCCGTTGACCGTGCCAGCGCCGAGACTGGCGGCCGTGTAGAGAGCACGCTCGATGCGGTAGGCCATGACTAGGACCCCGTGATGATGTAGCCGACGACCGCCGTGCTGCTGGTCGAGGCGACCAGCGTCGGGTCAGTGCCGCCAGTGTTCTTCCATGCGTACACGTTGACCGTGCCGCCGGAGACGTCATAGGACAGCCACGACGGGTCGTCGCCGGGCGCGGAGGCCGACTTGAGGGTCAGCGCCACGCCCGTGACGGCCGTCAGGCCGGTGGCGATCGGCGTCGGGTTGGTGCCGTCGAGCGTCACCTCGCCTGCGACGATCTTGGGAACGGCGACCCCCGCAGAGGAGATGCCGTTCGGGAAGTTCGTGAGGGGCATCAGGTCGCTCCTTCAGCCGACTACGCGAACTGGACGATCGGGGACGTGACGACGCGACCGCTGCCGGGCATGACCACGTTGAGGTAGAACCCCGACGTGCCCGCGTGGGTGATGTTGAGGTCGAACGTGCCGTTCGCCTCGGTCACCAGCGTGCCGATGATGTCATCGGTCGGCTCGACAAGCAGCGTTCCGTTGGTCCCGACGGCGGTCGTGCCCGGGTCGGCGGCGAGCGTGTCGCCCGTCGCGTCCGAGGACAGCCAGTAGGTGATGACGTGGCGCTGGTCGAGCGCCCGACCGTACTTGGTCAGCGCGACCGCCACGTTGATTGCGTTCCCTGCCTCGGCGCCGATCGTGAAGGCGGCGTCGATCTCGTTGGGCGGCTGGGCCATCGGTGAGGACTCCTCTGGTGTCAGGGGGCCGGGGGTTCAGTCCCGGCCCCCGTCAGGGCTAGGCGACGACGGCACCGTAGAAGCCACGGTAGTCGACGACCGCGCCACCGTAGATGTGCCTGATCTTGTAGGTCAGCGCGTCGTTGCTGAACACGCTGCCGACGTTCGGCATGTCCTGCAGGAACAGTTCCGGGTCCTCGCGGCCGTTGAAGAAGCCCATCTCGATGGTCGGGACGAGGTTCTTGTCGGAGATGAGGAACCAGTTGTTCGTGTCGGCGAGGTACTCGACGACGATCGGGGTGAGGCCGAACTGGCGGATGAAGTTGACGGTGTTGTTCGCGCTCGCGACCTCGCGGTCGGTCTGCGTGAGTTCGTAGGCCGTCTGCTCCAGATCGATCGGCACGACGAGGTACTTCGGCTTGATGCCGAGGCGCTTGCCGTTGCTCATGTCGGTCTGCTTCATCATCGCCGTGCGGGCAGCGATGAGGCTGGACGCGGCCAGCCCGGTGGAGCCGAGGTTGCCGTGGCTCGCATGGAACAGCGCGACGCTGTCGTAGATGGTCGGGTTGGTGACGACCATGTCCCACGCGAACTCGTGGAGGGTCTGGGCCGCCGCCCGGCCGAGGCGGGTCGGGATGGAGCGGATCGCGCCGAGGTCGTCGTTCGCGATGGTCTCCATCGTGACCGTCTCGGTGCCGCCCTTCTTGGCGGGCGCGTAGGTGGCCTCCTCGTCACCCGGCGTGGTCAGCGCGGTATACGGGTTGCCCTGCGAGACCGCCGGGAGGTTGGCGTAGCCACCCATCCGGATGCGGCGCTGGGTTCGGAAGTCGTTGACCGGGACGACGTTGACGATCTCGCGCCACGAGCCGAGATCGGGGAGGCGGTAGACCTCCAGCATCCGGCGGGTGATCGAGTCGCCGAGGATTTCGGCGAAGGTCGTGGTCGAGATGGCCTCGGACAGACGGCCGGACTCCTGCAGACGGCCGGTCATCGAGCGGTCGCCCGTGAGGTCGACGTACAGGGCCTTGAAGGAGTCGTTCGACTTCCCGGCGATGATCTCGTACATCGCCTCGGTGACGCGATCCTTCTCGGTCTTCATGTCCGAGACGTTGAGCGGGCCGGAACCCTTGACGACGGCCGGGGCGATCGTCTGCAGGTACTCGGTCTCGGCCTCGACGATCGAGGTGACCTCGGCCTCGGACAGGGCACGCCCCTCGGCGGCCTGCCGCACCTTGGCGGACTCGCGGATGCGAGCAGCCGTGGCTGCGGGCACCTTCGAGTGCTGCGCCAGCGCGGCCTCGACCGCACGCTCGGTCTGGAAGGCGGCGATCGCCTCCATGACCGCGACCGACTCACTGACGCCCTCGGCCACCGGCTCCTCGTCCTCTGATGTCAGCACATCGTGGAGGTCTGGACGGTTGGCGACGAGATCGTCTGCCGTGATCTCGCCGTTCGCGAGGCCCCGCACGGCTGCGGGCAGAGCGAGTGCAGCCCAGTCCATGCTGGGGTCCTCCACACTGGCTACCAGCCGGACAGCCATGCCCCCGGCGGCAGCATTGATGACCGGGTCCACGCTCTCGTAGGAGTTGATCTTCGTCACATCCACGAGTGCGCGACCCGACTCGACTACCCGTGCCACCTCCCCATCGGCGACGATGGAGAAGGTGATCAGATCGGGCTTTCCACCATGAAGGGACTCCCGCAGCGTCTCCGCGAGGTCCCTGTCGGTGACATGGTAGGTCGCCACGATGCCCTCGGCCATCTTCCCGTTCGGGAGTTCGACCTTGCGCTCGTAGCGGGGATCGCTCCACCAGCCGACCAGTGCCTTGACCCCCCGCTTGCGCGGGTCGTGGTCAGGACCGTCGGAGGCGAACGACCGGGCTCCATCGAGCAGGCGCGTGGATGACTCCAGCACCTCCCGGCGGTATCGACGGTTGTTCTTGGACACGCCCGGCTGGATCACGAGGACGTCGAAGACGTTCCCCTTCCCCTCAGGCGCTCCCTCGGCGAGGACAACAGTGTTCATCTAGCCCTTCACTCTGGAGGCGTTGATCTGATCCAACAGTTGCTGCGACCGCTGCTTCACGAACTTCATGTAGTCGTCGTAAGCCGCTGACGCACGCTTGCGAGACCGCTCAGTCTTCACCATGACCTGACGAGTTCGCGGCCCGCTCGCTCGCTGGCGGGCGAAGAGGATCGCGTCCCTCGCGTGCTTTCTCGCCTCCGGGTCCTTGTTGCGGCCCGCGATGGCGCTGGACACACCCTGTCGGTACTGCTTCGGGGTGACCTGCTTGGCCTTCGAGGCCATGAGGGCCTTCTTCTCGGCCTGCAGCATCGCTGGCGTCTGACCGCCGACGCGGCTGCCACCCTTCTCCAGCGCGATGGCCGCACGTCCGGTCGGCGAGTGGACTCGCTGATCGTGGTTGCCCGGGTGCTCTTCGAGCCGGGCCTCGGCCATGCGCAAGTACACCTGAAGTCCCTCCACCACTGGCTTGGGCTGGCGCCGCTTCCGGCTCGGCAGCCCGGGCTTGCCGGAGAGCGACGCCGGGCGGCGGGTCTTGGTCGCTCTGGTGACCGGGACCCTGTCGCGGCCACTGAGGGCCTGCTTGGCCTTCTTGGGCTTCGGGGACTCAGCGGGCTTCGTAGCGTCAGGAGCCGCAGGAGCCGGTGCAGCCGCCTTGGGCTTCTTGGGGCCCCCGGGGCGATCCCCGATGATCTGGTTGGACTTGCGGATCGCCCGGTTGACCCGGTGGAGCCGATCCTGCAGGTCGCGCCCGTACTTGTCCTTGGTCTCCCCGGCGGCAATCCTCGCCTTGAGCCGATCCTTGCGGGCGAGTCGCCGGGCCCGGGTCTCGCGTGCGGTCTCATGCGATCGAACAGCCGCAAGCGCCTTCTTGACCTCCGGAGTCGACTGGCCCTTGTTGGCGGCGATCAACTCACGGGCCTTGGCGAGCAACTGCTCGACCTTCGCCCGGCGCTCGGCGACCTTGGGGTTGCTCGGCTTCCACTCCTTGTTCAGACGGCCGAAGATGTACTTCGGCACCTTGCCCGGCTTCCCGGCGGCGTCGTCTGCCTCGGAGAGTTCCTCGTCATCGTCGATCTCGGGAAACTCGGGGTCGGCCTCGACGGGCGCATCGTCGATCTCGTCGTCCTCGTCATCCTCGTCGTCATCCGACTCGGCCACGGACACCCCGAGCGCCGAGGATGCCCGGCTGACGACCGAGTCCACGGCGAGGGCGAAGTGCTGCTGGTAGAGGAGGTCGACCTCGTCGGGGTCCGGGAACGACCCCTCGTTGTCGACGACAGCCTTGGCGACGATGCCAGCGCGGATGCGCTTCTCTAGGCTCTTTCTGTACGTCTGAACAACGGCATCGTTCGTTGCCTCCTCGCCAGCCTCGGCAATCCGGGTGCCGATCGCGGCGAGTTCACGGCACAGGTTGGGATCGGACGGCGACAGCCGGTACGCCGTGGCGTAGGCGCCAAGCGAGTAGCCCGTGGCTATGCCCGTCGATGTCGACTCGGTCACGGTGACCGGGACTGCGAAGGCGTCCTCCGGTCGGCTGATGATCGTCGGCATTCCCCATCCCTGCGGGATCAGATCGTCGTGCCCGAGTTGCCGGGCCCGCTCTGCTACGAAGCCTCGCAGGTCTTCGGGGTCGCTGTCCAGTTCGATGACGAGACCGATGGCCGTCTCGACGTCCTCGCGGTCGAGGATGTCGACCTCCTCGTCGTCGAGCGGGCCGAACGGCATGGCCTCGGTGGTCTTCTTGGGCTTGCCGTACCGGCGGACGTAGGTGCTGATCTTCACCTTCTTGCCCGCGATGACGGGCTGCTCGCCGTGCATGACGCGGGACTTGTTGCGACGACGGGCCGCCGCCAGTGCGAGGAGCGCACGGCGACGGCCCGGGGTGCTCTCGACCGTTCGGGGCATCGGTCGAGCCTCTGGCTACTCGGAGGCCGGAGCGCCGCCCGTCAGGACACCGACGGCGGTGGACTTCGGCTGGGCCGGGATGATGACGTCGAGCGGCGGGCCGGTGACGACCTCGACCCCACCCTCCGGGTCGATGCGGAGTTTCCGGCCGAAGTTCGTGACGGCCCACAGGATGGCGTCGTCGTCGGTCCGCTGGGAGATGATCTCCTCGCCCGGGGAGAGCGGCAGGTCGACCCCGCCCACGGTGACGAACTCCGGGATCAGGTCAGCCGACTCCGAAGCCGTGGCTGGCACCTCCACGGGCTCCGGGTCGGCCGAGACATCGGGAGCCTCTGTGTCCATCTCAACAGCCGGAACCTCCTCCGGCTGGTCGGCCTGCTCCGGCTCTGCCGGGGCCTCCTCTGCGGGGACCTGCTCCGGCTCCTCTGCCGGGACAGCCTTGCCTCGGGGCATGTGTCTCTCCTGTCGTGGGGGTTGACGCTCTGGACGATAGGCTAGGCGGTCTGGCCCAGCAAGGAGCGGAGGAACCAGCGGTGCTTGCCGTGGGCGTCGATCCGGCCAGCAAGGAAGTCCATCAGGCCCTGATCGCCGTCGATCTCGGCCTCGGCGAAGGCCGCCATCAGCGACCCGAGGACGATGTCGTTGGCCGCCAGCAGTTCCTCCCAGATGGCGGGCGCGGTGGCCTCCGGCGTGCCGGGGTCGTCGATCTCGGAGAGCCCGGCGAACTCGCCGATGCCCGAGGGGGTCAACTCCCCGAGGACCCGGATATGCTCGGCGAGCGGGTCGATGGCTCCGTAGAGTTCGCCGACCAGTTCGTCGAGGTACTTGTGGTCGGCGACGAAGTTGGGTCCGACGACGTTCCAGTGGAAGACGTGTGCCCGGAGATACATGGCGAAGGTGTTCGCCAGCGCAATCCGGAGCACCTCCGCGACGGACCCATCGTCATCCGCTTCGGACTCATCGTCCCCCTCCGTCGGGTCGCTGTCCTCCCCGCCGCCCGACTCCTCGGGCTCCTCCGGCTCCACTGGCTCCACTGGCTCCTCGGGCTCCGGGGCAGCCTCCTCGACGAGCCCCATCGCATCGAGGAACTCCTCGATCTGCTCGTCCGTGGGCACCCCCTCGATCAGGGTTCTACTCGGCATTGCCAGTCCCTCCGATGTCGATCGAGTTGCCGCTGCGGACGCTGTAGACAGCGATCTCGTTGCGCGTCTGCCCGATCGAGCGTGCTGCAGACAGCGTGCTCAGGCGCTGGCTGATGTCGATCCAGTAGGTGCCGTCGTCGTCCTTCCAGCCACCTAGGTACATGCCGGGCTGCTTGAGCGTGGCCCGGTGCTGGTCGACGAACTCGCGCACCGCATCCCGCACCTCGGCCCGGGTGGCCGTGGCGGGCAGCACCTTCGACTTGACGACGCCGCCGACCATGAACCCCGACTTGGGGCGGCGGCCGATGTAGTTGACCGAGTCGCCCCCGGCCATGACGTTGTCGGCCACCGTGCCCAGTTTCCGGCCGTGGCTCTTCTGGTTGTGGCTGCCGTGCTCCTCCAGCCGGGCCTCGACCAGCGTCGAGGCCACGGAGTCGACCAGCCTCATGCCGACGTCTCCACGTCCCCGGGCCGGAGGTACGGGGTGCGGAAGTGATAGCGGACCTTGTCGAGCCAGAGCGCCGCGTCCCACTGGCCCTCGGCCCGGAACACGATGGCGTCGCCGTCGGTGCCGACCTTCGTGAACCCGCCGGACGGGCGGGTCGACGGGGTCGACTGGTCCTTGATGTCGACCGGCGCGGGCAGGTCGAGCACCCAGTCGAGCGACTTCGAGACGGTGACCGTCCCGTCGTCGCCGACCTCGATGAACCCGCCGTCCGCGTTGACATCCCTGCCCTTCACGGCCCAGAAGCGGACAGACATGGTCATCTCAACTCACCTCCTCGATCGTCATCTGCGCGAGCCCCTTGAACTGCACCTGCAGGGCGCGGAGCCAGCCCTCGGGGTCCAAGGCCGGGTCGTACTCGATCTGCCTCGTCCGGACAGCGCCCGGCTCAAGCCATCGCTGGAGCGCCCGGTCGCACGAGACGACGCCGCGCTCGGTGTCCACCACCACCACGGCCTCGTACTGGGGATGCTTCAGTGTTCCTTTCAACAGTGCCATTGATGCGTGACCTCCTTCAGGGCAGTTCGGACAGGCGTGCCCACGAGTCGCGAGGGCTCGTGAACCGTGTCCCGCCGGAGTTCGGGATGACACCCGCAGCCCCCAGCGCGTTCAGATCGTAGACGTCGATCGTCCGCCCCTTGCGGAGCATGAAGTCGACCCGGTGGAAGAACCCGTCCACCGCCTCGGTGTCGTTGAGGATCGCCATCAGGTCCCGGCGGACCTTCGCCCGCTGGGTCCGGATGGTCTTCAGCGCCTTGACGTCGCTCGCACGCAACTTGTGCGAGGTCTGCATCGAGTCGAAGTTCCCCCAGTCCGGCTGGCGCCGGGGGAACGACAGACTGTGGTCGATCGGGATCACCCGGTCCGTGCCGCCAGCATCGGTGTAGGCGTACCAGTTGCCACTGTGCCGGTCCGAGTTCCCGATCAGCGAGTCGAACATCGCGATCCTGCGCTGGTCGCTCACTGGCAGGTCGGAGAAGCGGTCGACGATCGTGGCCGAAGCGCCTGCTGGCATGCGCTCCTCCGCGTTCTGCACCACCGCCCAGCGGTTCGTGCTGTCGGCCATGAACTCCGACCCCGCGTACCGCTGGAACGTCTCGCCCTCGGCGATGCCGCCCTGCCGGATCACGACAGCCGGTGCGTTGACCAGACCACCCAGCGCGTGATCGACGTAGTACGAAGCCAGTTCGCGCTCGGGCGCCGTGTCGACCGGGATGACCGCCCGGCCATCCGAGTCCACCCGGTCGGCCGACGGAAGCCCATCCACGTCCACGCTGTTGTCACAGAAGCCGTCATCCGGCTTCGTGTAGTGCTTGCGCCCGTCGATCTCGATCAGGCCGACAACGGTCGTCCCGCCGCCGGTCTCCATGAACTCGTGCGTGATCTGCCCCTCGGCGAGGTGCTTCTCGATCGCCGTGCCGAAGATGCGGACGCTGCCGCCCTTGCGGGCCTCGGTCTGCCAGCCAGCGACCTCGCGACCGAACGCGCCGTGTCCGCCCGGCCGGTGGGGCCGGGAGCGAGGTCGAGAGCCCGGAGACTGGGCGCGAGCAGGTGCAACGCCGCCACCCCTGTGCGGGTTGTGGACCTTCTGGCTCGGGTGGCCGGGGTGCTCCATGAGCCACGCCTCGACGATCGAGCCCCTGATGTCGGCCTCGATCTGCCGCTGCTGGTCGAGAGGGATGTCCTCCCAGCCCTCGCCCGTGGCGAACCAGTAGTCGACCGGGTCGACCCAGTCGTCGTTCTTCTCCTCGGTGATGACGTGCGTGTCGAGGACCATCATCGCTTCCCCTTCTCCGACCGCCACTGGAGCCAGATGATGGCCTGCATCTCATGGACCGGCATGCGGTGCTTGGCCGCCACACGCCGGTAGGCGTCCGCAAACTGGGCGTAGAGCCCCACCGACCCATGACTCGCCAGCGACGGCTTGCCGGTGAAGGTCTGGACCTGCGGCGAGGTCGCCGGATACCGCTTGCCGACGGCAGCCGAGACCGCGTGCGTGTCGATGGTGACGTCGCCGCTCTTGCTCGACCTGCCCAGCAGCATGTTGTTGTAGAACGAGCGCACCTTGTGCCCGTTGAGAACCTCGTTCACCGGCTCACCCCGGTAGATGCGGACAGCCTTGCTGATCCCGTCGAGGCCACACGACCACGTCACGCCCTTGGGCCTGCCGGTGATGTCGTCCTTGTACTGGATCGCCTTGCCGTCCTTCTGGCTCATGGCCTTGATCAGGGCGGCCTGCGTCATCGGATCGAACTCACTGAGCCTGCGGCCGACCGGGTTCTCCAGCGTGATGCCCTTGCGCTTGAGTTCGATCCGCGCCCACTCCTCGGCCGAGTGCGTCTCGCTCCGGAACGTCTGCTTGCCCGGGACGTACTTCGGATCGGCCGGGTCCGTGATCAGGACCGGCTTCTTGATCATGCCGGTGAGCGGCGGGATGGGCGCGTCCTCCTTCAGGACACGGGCCACGAAGCGGGCGGCCTCGGCGTTGCTCCCCCAGTCGTGCTGCGGGGACAGCGCCGCGACCATGCCGACTCCCTGCTCGTCCTTGAGACCGCCGATCTTCGCCACGTCCGAGGAGACCGTGTGCGCCTCCTCGTACCAGTCCCGGCCCTTCATGGCGGCCGGGTTCTTCTTCGCCCGCTGGAAGACCGCCTCAAGGTTCCGGTCGAGGTCGTCGTCGTCGGCGCCGAACGTCGACTTCGTCATCGCCCTGACCTTGGCCGCGTGCTCGGGCGGCAGCCCCTTCATCGAGGTCGGATCGCCCGGCGGCCACTGGCGCCGCTTGCCACGGACCATCTCCTCGCCGACGGCTCGCGTGGCGATCTTGTGCGGGTTGTGGACCTTCTGGTCCGCATGCCCGGGGTGCTCCATGAGGAGCGCCTCCGGCAGCAACAGCCCGGTGTTCTCGGTGATCCGTGTCATGCCGGGTATCCTACTCCTTGCCGAGCACGTTGTCCAACCCCCTCGGTCAAGGGCGGCAGCCAGCCCGAGTACTCATAGGTTCCCACGTCCGTCTCCATCGGGACATACCCCCAGTCGAGCAAGTCCTGTGCCCGCTGCTTGATCGTCAGCCCGTGGCCGCCGTGGAACGGCATCGCCCCGGCGACCTCCTTGACCCGGGAGTTGAGGACGTCGGCGATCTCCTCCTTCGAGGAGCCCGCCACCTTGGTCAGCCACGTCCGCTGGCGGGGCGAGAACGGGACTCGACCCTGTGCCACCGTCCGGGCCAGCATGGTCGGGTTGGGGACAGTCCCGAAGCACTGGCCGTGGTCGATCGACCAGACGTGGCCGGTGAGCGTCACCAGCGCGTTGCCCATGTGGCGGTCCTGATTGGCCGTCACGAAGTCGAAGACGATGATGTCGTCGACCTCCTCCTGCCGGAGCCTCGGGTTGTGGCGCCCTTCGGCGTACTGCTTCCCGTTGATCCACTCCGTCACCACGACCGAGTGCGGGGCGAGTTGCCCGCGCCGGTCCGGCGTGTCGGCCTTCGTGATCTCGGCATGCGGCATGCGGACAAGCCCGGCGGCAGCGCCACCCTCGGGGTCGTCGACCCCCTCCATGCCGAACACGTTGAGCGACTCGGCGGCCAGTTCGTAGCGGTGCTCGGTCGTGTACGACTCCTTCACGAAGACGCGGGTCCCGTTCGCGAGCCGACCCTCCCAGCAGGGGTGCATGCCGCCCTGCATCGGCGTCATGTGGACGATCGGGGAGCGCAGGTCGTCGTGGACCTCGTTGTGGACGCCCCCCGTCCCAGCGTGACGCTTCTGGTCGTGCTGCCCGGCGAGATGCTCGACGAGCACCGCCTCCGCGAGATCGTCCGGCTTGGCGATCCAGTCCTCGGCGAAGGAGTGCATGGGGCTGACTCCCGAGCCACCGCCACGATGGCCGTGGACCTTCTGGTCGGGGTGCCCCGGGTGCTCCTGCAGGACAGCCTCGGCGACCCGGGCCTGCTGGACGGCCTGCCGGAGCGAGTACCCAGTGGTCCGCTCCGTGATGGCGGCGATCTCGGCGGTCAGGTCAGCCACGCTTCGGCCTCCACGGCTCAGAGCCGAGCAACTTGGTCTCGGTCGGGCGCCACGAGCCGGTCTGCAGATCGAACGTCTCGACCGGCTCCAGTTCGACGACGGTCACCTTGGGGTTCCACCACGCACTCGCCACGCCCCGGGTCCCCTCGGTGACCGACTTGACCCGGAACCGGCCTGCCGTCAGCGCCTCCGAGTGGACGTAGCCGAACTCCCGGGCATCGCCCTTGCCCCACTTCGAGTACGAGACCATCGGCGTGCCCTTGGGGAACACGAACAGCGTCGGGTTGTCGGGCTTGTACTTGACCCCGTGCCGGGCCGCCTCGGCCCGCTGGGTCTTCGGCGGCCCCCAGCCCCTGATCCCGTAGGACACCGTGTCCGGGCTGCCCGCACAGGCCGTCAGCGGCAGGTCCATCGTGTCGCCCGGCTTGAACTGGATGCCACGGGGGTTGCTGGTCCCGTGGTAGAGCACCTCCTCGGCACCCAGCCGGTCCCGTCCGATCGCACCGAGGAACAGCCGAGCCCGGGAGACATAGCCCCGGTGCCCCTCGCCGCTGCGGTCCCAGCCCGAGAGGCCCATCATGTGGGCCGCCTCCCCGGCGATAGCCCGGGACTCGTGGTGCGACGAGCCCCACGCGCCCTTGTCGCGCACCACGGGGTGCCCGGAGCCATAGGGGTCGACACCGTCCACCGTGTCCCAGCGGCCCTCCTCGGGCACCACGGTGACCTTGTAGGCGTCGTAGATCGGGTCTAGCGGCTTCGGGTTGGGCCTCCGGCGGTAGCGGGTGCCACGCCCGCGCCGCCAGTCGGGCATCGGCCCTGACCCACGGTGGCCGTGGACGCTCTGCGGCGCATGGCCGGGGTGCTCTTCGAGACGGGCCTCGCCGATCACGATGCGGATGTTCGGGTCGTGGAACCCGCTGTTCACCGTGTCGCTGTCGGAGGCCAGCCACGAGGTCCCCTGAAGCGCACCGGGCACGGTCACCCCGAGGTTGCTCGGCCGGACCTCCGGGCCCGACGTGCTGCTCTTGGTGACAATCCGGATCACGGGCGACGGGTAGTCCCTCGCCACCTCGATCCAGTCCTCGCGGTGCGGGACCCGACCGGCTCTGAGTGCGTACCGGGCCCGGATCGCGACGTCACGGGCCTCGGCCTCGGTGAGCCCAAGGCGACTGGACGACGACTCGACGGTCGCCTCGACCATCCGGAGCCAGCCACGCTGCTTGCTCGACAGCATGGTCGGCGGGTCCCACGGCTTGGGGTAGAACGGGTCGTGGCAGTAACTCGGACGCTCGAAGGAGAAGCCCTGATCCACGGCCAGTACCCGGTCGTCGTCGGTGATCCAGACGTTGCCCTCGTGACGGTCGCGGTTGCCGGTCACGAAGTCGAAGACAGCGATGTCGTCCAACTCCGGCCGCGCCTCCAGCGCCCCCCGCCCCCTCGGGCCCTGTGCATAGAGCCAGTCCGTGGCGTTCCGGCCGTCGAGGAACTCCTGCATCAGCACCGGCTTGGAGGAGTTGGGGAAAGCGCCCTTGTCGCCCGTGCGCTCCACCGTCTGAGGCATCTCCACCAGCCCGCCGCCCAGTTCGTTCAGACGCTTGGCGGCGATCTCGCACCGGACCTCGTCCTCGTCGCGTGGCTGCTTGGCGAAGGCGAGGAACGTCTCGCGAGGGCCCAGCGTCATCGGGTCCCGACCGTCGGGTGGCTGCATCTCGACGATGAAGCACGGGTTCAGCGACTGGGTGTCCAGCCTCGCGGCAGTGAAGATGGCACCGTTCGCCAACTGGTCATCGGTGAGGCGCGGGTTCCCGGCAGACGGGCTGCTCGACCCGCCGCGCCTGCCGTGGCTCTGCTGGTCGTGCGACCCGTGCTCGGAGAGCGCCGCCTCGACGATCTTCCAGTCCGGCGGCGTGTCGCTCTTGCCGTAGCCCGGGACGATCTCGGAGTAGGTGTGGCTGATGTCGCTCCAGTGCTGTGGCTCAGGGACAACACCGACCGACAGGATGTAGCGGGCCCGGTGCCGGACCGCGTCGGCCCAGTCCTCGCCCCATGCGTCCTTCTCCTTGAGCCCGATGTCCCGGAGGTGGCTGATCTCGGCGTTGGCGATCCGCTTCAGGAACGTGTGCTGGCGGTCGGTGAGCGGCCGACCGGACCCCGTCTTGGGGTAGCAGTAGGGCCGGTGGTAGTCGGAGTGCTTACCCTCGAACGCGAGGCCCTGATCGATCACCAGCCAGTCCCCGGTCTCGGTGACCCAGACGTTGCCACGATGGCGGTCGCCGTTCGAGGTGACGAAGTCGAACACCGCGATGTCGTCCAACTGCTCGGCCCGCCCGGGCGGCGGCTCGACCCGGATGCCACGCGGCGTGGTGTACGGCTCCATGCGGGCCGACTCGATCTCGTTCGCCTCGATGGCCCGGCCGGGGATGAATGGCATGACGACCTTGTCGCCGGACAGGGTGGGCGTCATCTCGTGCCCGTGCCGGATGACGACCTCCGGCATCTTCACGAGGTCACCGCCGAAGATGTTCAGGTTGGACGCCACGATCTCGTGCTCACCGTCCTCGGCTGCCGTCTCGTTCGTGGACTTGAGGAAGATCGGGTGACCGTCGATCTCGCCCGTGTAGCACGGGTTCAGCGTCGCCCGGGGAAGGGCCTTGATCCCGGTGATCTTCCCGGTGACGAGGTCGACGTGGGGGTCGTAGGAGTAGACGCCCCGGCGGCCATGCACCTTCTGGTCGGCATGGCCGGGGTGCTCTTCGAGGCGAGCCTCGGCCAGTGGATCGGAGAGCCACTCCATCTCCATCCAGTCAGGCGCGTGCCCCAGATCGAGCACTTTCCCAGCACGCCGGACCACCTCGGCGACCTGATCAGGGGTCCCGCCAAAGTACTCGGCGACCGACCCGGCATCGCTCACCACGGCCCTGAGCCAGCGCGTCTGCTTCTCGGTCAGCGGACGGACCACCCCCGTCGGAGTCCAAGCGTTCTGGGTGGCCCTCGCTCCCCCGAGGGAGTACCCGTGGTCGACCGCGACAAACCGCCGGTTCGCCCGATCGAACATCACGTTGCCACTGTGGCGGTCTCCGTTCTGGACGACAAAGTCGAAGACGTCGAGGTCCGCCACGAACTCACGCGACGGCTGCTGGTTGACGTAGCAGGCGGCCTCGCCGTCGACCATCTCGAACGCCAGAACGTCGCACCCCAACTGGTCGACCTCTGAGAGGAACCGTGCGCCGCCACCGCCACCGTCGAGCAGCGAGTCCCGCTGCCGGTAGACCACGCCGGGCATGGGCAGGAGCCCGCCGCCCAGACCATTGAGCCGGGCGCAGACCCGCTCGGCGAACGTCTCCTCCGGGTCGGTGCCCTTGAGGAACAGCGGGCGCCCGGTCGAGGTCACCCCGAACGCCGACGGGTTCACCCCGCTGTTCAGGTTGGTCTCGGTGACCTCGGTGTCCCGGTACATCCACTCCTGCGGGTCGCCATCGCTGCCCGCCGTGGCGCCGCGCCGACCGTGGGTACGCTGGTCGTGGCTGCCATGCTCCTCCACCCGGGCCTCGGACCACGGCGGCTGGACCGGCCAGAGTTCCTCCTGCCCGGGAGCGGTCGGCTCCCTCGGCGTCACGATCCGCAGCGAGGTCGACTTCCTCGACGAGCGCGAGAGACCAGCCACCTTCCGCATCTGGTGCTGGGCCTCGTCCCGGGCGGGCTTGGACCTGAAAGCCCGGGTCCCGAACTTGGGCGACTTCCCGCGCCATGTCGAGGTAGGCGGCGGGCTCGTGGTCGGCGTGGACAGCCACCATGACGAAGACCCGTTGGACGGCGAGCGGGTGAGCCCCGAGTGGACGACCCGGTTCCCGCCGCCCTGCAGCATGTCGTTCCAGTTGTCCGGCGTGGGCACCGTGTACAGGCCGAAGACGAAGTGGGCCCGCTCCTGCACGTCGCCGACCTCGTCGTCCGTCAGGCCGGTCTTGGACGCCAGTTCGGCGGGGTCCATGTTGGCGATACGCTGGCAGAAGTCGGCCTGCCGGGCCGTGAGATCGATGTCCCGCTTCGGATAGAGGTAGTCGCGGAACCGCATGCCGTTGCCGAACGCGAGCCCGTGGTCGACCGCGACCAGCCTGTTGTCGGCGTCGACCATCACGTTGCCGAGATGGCGGTCGGCGTTCGAGGTGATGAAGTCGAAGACGGCGATGTCGTTCGCGTCGTCGGTGCCGATGAAACTGCGCCAGTCCGTGTCGCCGATGCGCTCGCCGTCCGAGAACGGCTGGGCAATGGCCGGTCCCCCCACGCCGATGTCGCGGGCCGCTGTCGGGAGCATGCGCACGAGCCCGCCGCCCGCCTCGTTCAGCAGGAACGCGCCGACCTCCTTGCGGACTTCGTCACTGTTCCCGGGAGCCTTGAAGAACACCTGCTGGCCGTTGATCGTCCCCGAGTAGCAGGGGTTGAGCGAGCCCGTGTTCAGGTGCCGGAGGTTCTCGATGGGGCCCATGAGGTCGGCCGCGCCGGAGGTGGCACGGGACCCGCGACGGCCATGCACCTTCTGGTCAGGGTGGCCGGGATGCTCCTGCAGTCGCAACGGGGTCAGCCTCACTTCGGGGATCAGGAGCATCGTAGAGCACGCAGCGCGAGCCGCCCAGCGCAGGAGTGTGAACTTGCCCCTTGCAAACATGCTCGACATCGACTACAATCAGAGCATGAAGAACACCACCGCCCGCTACCAGACCGGCCCCGACGGCGTCCGCTACAACGTGGCGATCGACAGCGAGTTCATCGCGTGGGAGACCGCCCACCGCACCTACAACCGCGAGGTGCGCGGCATCCCCTGCGGCTGCGTCCAGAACCACCCGGACTTCGTCTGCGACGCCATGAAGGGCGACCTGAGCATCGAGCGCACCACCAGCCGCCCGAGCGGCGCCGGACAGGAGAAGTCCCCCGAGGCCAAGCAGGCGCTGGCCGAGGCGATCGCCTACATCGCCGAGTACAAGGGCTCGTGGGGCTTCATCCTCGACCTCCGCGCCAACCGCGCATGGGGCACCAAGCACTTCCGCCTGTCCGACCGGCAGGTCGAGGTCGTCCTCAACGCCAAGCGCCGCGACGAGGCCGCCAAGGCCGCCCGCGACCCGCGCCAGCAGGAACTCGTGACCGCCGTCATCGCCAAGGCGATCGACGTGGCCTACGACGGCGGCAGCAAGGCCGTCCCGGAGATCGTCACCAGCATCGTCGCCCAGTTCAACAACGGCCGGAACCTGTCCGAGAAGCAGGTCGCGGTGCTCGACCGCTTCCTCGGCGAGTCGGCCGCCCCCAAGGCCGCTCCGTCCCGCGTCGAGGTCGGCGAGGGCTGGTACATGGTCGACAAGACCCCGTGGAAGGTCCAGCACAACCTCGCGCACACCGGCATCTACGCCAAGCGCCTGACCCCGGACGGCTGGGAGTTCGTCTCCGGCGGCATCCGGATCATCGCCGAGAAGGGCGAGCCGATGACCCGCGAGATGGCCGCCGAGTACGGCCGCCTGTACGGGGTCTGCGGGGTCTGCGGCCGGGAACTGACCGACGAGACCTCGATCGAGGCTGGCATAGGGCCGATCTGTTCGGGTAGACTCGCATAATGAACATCTACCAGCCCGCAGCCGGGCGGACCTGTCGGTCCCCCGGCTGCTCCCTGCCCGTTCGATCCAAGGGTCTCTGCAGCCGCCACTACGATCGCGCCATCAGGGCCAGCACCTGCGGAGCCTGCGGCGGCCCGACCGCCCGGGGAGCAATCTGCCGCGCCTGCTATGAGGCTCCACCCACCCCCGAGTCCAAGTCCTGCACCCGCTGCCTGCGCCTGCTGCCCATTGGCGAGTTCGGCATCCGGTCGGACGGCCGTGGTCGCACCAAGATCAGGGCCCGATGCAGAACGTGCGAGTCCCACGAGACGGCCAACCGACGACGCCTCCCCGGCGGTCTTGAGCATCACCGCGAGATCAAGCGCCGATCCGAGGCCCGGCTAAAGGCCGACCCTGAACGCTGGTTCTGGCGCTCCCTCCAGCGATCGGCCCGAGTTCTCGGACTTGACTGGGACGTCGTCCGCGCCCGGGTCGAAGCGATTGGCAACACCTGCGAGGCATGTGGCTGGACCGCGCCGCCCGGCCAACCGCGGGTCCATCTTGACCACGACCACCGGACAGGCCAGTTTCGCGGGCTACTCTGCGGCACCTGCAACGTCGCGGCCGGATGGGCCGAACACCGGCTGACGCCAGACGTCCTCGCCTACCTGACCAGCGGTCGTCTGGGGTGAAGTACCAGCGGTGCTCGAACTGCGGGGCCGGGGTCCACCCCCGGTCCCGGCAGTCCAACGGCGGGCTCTGCCTGCCGTGCCGCCGCGAGCACTCCGGTTTCAGCCTGTCCGACCTGATCCCGCCCGATCAGGCGATGCGGAAGGGGACCCGGCGACAGAACCGGCAGGCGGGCTCGACCCGTCGACAGGTCGTCCCGCCCTTCCTCGCCGATTTGCGTAATGTACTCGACTCGTGGTACAATGAGGGAGATGAAGACGCCGACCCCCCGCCCGACCCGGAACTGCCACTACCGCCACTGTCAGCGCCACGACGTCAACGGCCTCCGGATGGAGGTCAATGAGCCGGGGACCGGCAACCTGATCGCCTTCAACCTGCGGTTCTGCGAGGCGCACACGCCCGAGGTCTGGGACCTCATCGCCATCCGGCAGGACATCGTCGACTCGCTCTGAAGGAGGACCCCGTGAAGAAGACCCCCCACAAGCCCCACCCCTGCGGCAAGTGCGGCGCGACCTGCTCGACCAGCATGAAGTGCCCCGCCTGCGGCGAGTTCATGCACCTCACCGCCCCCAAGCACTGACCGCCCGAGCCCTGAAGGAGGACCCTGTGACCGACATCCTGAGCGCACCCGCCATCAAGGCCGTCGCGGCCGTCAACCAGCGCGTCTACACCTGCGGCCAGACCGGCTGCTACCGCCCGGCCGCCATGATCCCGGGCTACACCGCCTCGCACACGGCCACGCTGGACCCGGCGGACATGAAGGCCGGGCACTCGGGCGAACTCGACCGCGTCCGCTTCTGCGCGGTCCACGCCGGAGCCCGGAAGCGGGCCCGCTACGGCCGGATCGACGAGTGGGTCACGCTGGACGCGCCCGAGGCCGGGGCGTACCTCACGGTGCTGGCCGCCGCCTACCGGGCCGAGGCCCTCGTCCGTGCCGAGGCGGACCGCGTCGAGAAGGCACGCCGGGACTCGATCTACCGCCGGTACGCCCTCGCCAACTGGGCCGAGGCCGACGCCCTCTGGGAGGCCCAGTACCTCCCGGAGCGGGACGACCCCAACTGGAAGGGCCAGCGCCTGCCCGAGGAGTTCGTCATCGTTCGCGAGGACGGGACCAAGGAGAGCGACTGGGACGTCGCCCGCGTCCTGATGGAGGAGACCAAGGGCGACGGCCCGATCCTGATCAAGATCGAGCGCAGCAGTCAGTCCATGTCCCCGTCCAAGGCGCTCGCGCTGGGCGAGGCCCTGATCCGCGCCGCCGGGCTGGCCGAGGCCCGGAACCGCCGCCTGCAGCGGCCCGTGCAGGACGAGAAGGAGGTGACCGCTTGAGGGGATAGCGTCTGGACGCCGTGCTCGACTTCGAGTAGGCTGGGAGGGCGCTGCCTCCTTCAGTGCGACCAAGAAGGGCTCCCGGTCGGGGGGCCCTTCTTGCTGTCACCCGACCTGCTGGCGGTACTCCTCGTCGGAGACCCACGGCTGGAACGGCTGCTCGATGTGCTGCTTGGCCCCGAACTTGGCCCACTCGTCGTTCCACGGCAGGCTCGTGCAGCGGCAGTTCACGCTGTTCTTGGCCGAGGCCCTCGGGTCCCTCGGGTAGGACAGGCGCTCGCCGCCCACCTCGTACTGGCCGTTCCATTCAACGGTCTGCATGTGCGCCGCCGCATGCTCCGGCCGGGACCGCCGGTCGAGCAGGGCGGACCACCGCTTCTGCATGCCGGGGACCATCATGGCCGTCTGGGCCAGCGTCGCCTGCTGGGCCATGCTCGCGAGCCTGCCGATCTCTGTCCGGTAGACGGCCTCGGCCCGGTGGAAGGCAGTCGGGAAGTGGCCGACGGCAGGCAGCGACGGCGCGGCTGGCGTCCCCATCAGGCCCGGGTCGGCGTAGTTGCCCGCGAACGGCCCGGTCTGGATCGCCGGGCGGCCTGCGGCCGGTTCGAGCGGGATCGGGCCGCCGATCCGCTGCATGAACTCGACCGGCCCCTCCTGCGCCAGCACCGACCGCCGGAGTTCACGGGACAGGGCGGTCGTCAGGTCCCGGGAGATGCCCGAGATGAGCGTGGGAGCCGTGCTCGTGGCGAGTTGGAGCATCGTCCGGCTGATGTACGGGGCGACCGACACCGACAGGCCAGCCGCCTTGAAGACCGACGTCGTCTGGGCGGCCCCGGAGTCCCACGCCCGCTCCATCTCCGAGACGAGGGAGACCGTCTGGGCGTCAGCCCAGAAGCCGAGGAGGCGCTCGACCTCGACCAGCATCATGCGGGTCGTCCGGATGTCCCACGTCCGGCTGGCGAACGCCGCCCGGTCGAGGAGAGCCAGCCGGACGGCGTTCAGGGAGATCAGCATCGACGTGAGGACGTCCTCCTCGCGCCGGATGCGGGCGAGTTCCATGCGCCAGAAGGCACGGTAGGCCCAGAAGGCGTCCCCGGCGGCGCTCACTGCATCTGCGGATCAGGCGGCTGGCCGCCCTTCTTCTTGGCCGCGTTGACCGCATCCACCGGCTCGCCGCCCGGCAGGCTGTTGAGCAGGTCGTCGAGCGTGGTGGCAGCGCCAGCAGCGTCGGCCGCCGCCTTCTTCTGCTCCTCCTCGGCCGCCGCCTTGGCCGCCGCCTGCTCGGCCTCAACCTTCGCCGTCACCTCGTCGTAGTCCAGTTCGACACCCAACTGGTTGACCATCGAGATGAACACCGAGCGGCTCGACTCCCGGTCGATCCACTGCTCCTGAATGGCCGTCGAGAGGGCCGCCGAGACCTGCGGCAGGGCCGCCGACAGGGTGCTCGTGTCCTTGGCGCTGATGTCCGGCATGACGACCCGGAACTCCGGGCGGACCTGCTTGCCGTTCCTGACCGCCTCGCGCAGGCGCTTGCCGGTCTGCTCCTGCAGGGCCGCCTCGACGAGCGTGCGGGCCATCTGGCGGACGTGGTTCTGACGGGACTGGAGCATCCGGTACGTCGGGTCGCCCTGCGCAGCCAGCGTCGCCCGGTTGGCCGAGTCCCCCTCGGCGAACCACGCCTCCGGCATCCCCGCCCCGCCGAGCGCGGCGTTCTTGATCGCCCGGCCGATCGACATGACGTCCTGCGATCCCAGCGCCGGGGCGAGAGCCTGCCACGTCTCCTTCTCGTTGTGGACCCGGACCGAGCCCGGCCGGGGCGCCTCCGAGTGGCTGGCGAGCCACGAGGCCACGGTCGCGTCGTCCGCGCCCTGCAGCGTCACGTCGAACACGAAGGCGTTGATCAGGCCGGACCGCTCTAGCGAGTTGAACAGCAACTGGTCCCAGCCGTCGATGAAGTCGGCGATGGCGAACAGGTCCGGCGTGCCCCGCTTCTGGCCGGTGACCCGGTTGATCGCGAAGAAGTGGGCGTCGCCGACCCACTTGCCCCCGCCGTCGTCGCTCCAGTTCACGATCTGGAGGTGCTCGTCGTCCATGCCCGACTGCGGGGAGATGATGACGAGTTTGTCGTCGAGCAGGGCGTTCTCCGGGTGGAGGAGGACGTCCTTGATCCGGAAGCCGTCGATCAGGCCGAGTCGGGAGTGCCCGGACTGGTCGTTGATGGCCCGCCGGAGCGCGAGTTCGCCGAAGATGCACTCGTCCCGGACGAGGTCCCGGAACCTGACCTGCAGGTTCGTGACCGGGTCGTTCCAGAAGTCCTCGATCACCCGGCTGGTCTGGTCGTCGGCGGCCTCGAACCGCAGCCCGTCCGCGCCGACGGTGAAGTCCGCGATCATCTCGATGACCCGCTTCGCCATCGGGTTCTGGCGCCACAGGAACAGGCTGATGTCCTGCGCCCGGCGATGCGTGACCGGGTTGAGGTCGCGCCGGGTGTCGGTGACCCGCCGGTAGAGCACGTCGTCCGGATCGATCTGCCCGGTGATGTCCGGCAGGGCCTCGCGGACGTAGCCCCGAGCCAGCGCAAGTCCGACGCGCTCGATCAGGTTCGGCTTGCGGGCCATCGCGTCTCCAGTTGAACTTGGGGCTTGCGCAATATGCTCGACATCGGGTATACTCCATTCAGACGGACAGGACCCCGTCGGAAGGAGGCAGCCCCAGTGTACCGCGCACATCTCCTCGTGTACGGAACAGACACGAAGCCGCTCACGATCAACGCGATCGAGAGGCAGTTCCGCCCCAGCGCCGTCGGCGGCCACACCGGCACGCGCCACGGCCGCCCGGGCATCTGGGTCGAGCGCCAGAGCGCACAGGGCTTCCGCGAGGCCGTGGACGGCATCGTGAAGTTCGCCCTCGTGACAGGCTTCGGGTTCGACATCGGCTGCACCAACGCCCCCAGCCGGGAGCAGGCCCAGACCGTCCTCGACTGGACCGCCTCGCGGGGCGTGGCCGGGCTCGGCAACCTCGTCCGGGTGACCCGGGCATGAGCGACCTGATCCGCGTCACGGTCGGGCACGGGATGTCCATCCACCTCGCCCCCCGCCAGTACCCGGGCCGGACGCTCTGCGGCCGGTTCTGGTCGGACGAGCAGCACCCGGACAGCCGGGTCGACTGCCGGGGGTGCCGCCGGGCCGAGGGCGTGGACCCAGCCGGGCTCAACAAGTCCCAGCGGGCCAGCCTGACCGTGAAGTGCCCCGCTTGCGGCGCCTCACGCGGCAGGCGCTGCTCCGACCACCGGGGCCTGCCGTTCAACTCGTTCGCCCACGTCGAGCGGTTCCAGAAGGCCAACAAGGCCGGGCGCACCGGCAGGAGGGGCGACCCGCTGTTTGACTGAACTGCTCGAGATCGAGTATAATCAGAGCATGACAGACACCCCCTTCCCCCCGGCCGATCCGATCTGGATCGAGGTCTGCAAGGACGAGTGGCACGCGGCCCAGTTCAAGGTCTACGAGGCGTGCATCGCCAAGCGTGACGGACGCGGCTCGAACGCCCTGATCGGCATCGCCGACCACGCCCGGCTCTGCGCCCTCGACAACTACCGGCAGGCGCTCGGGGTGATCCCGCCCTCTCGCATCCGCTGAGTCCATCCAACCCAACAGGCACCAGAAGGAGACCGCACCGATGTCCAAGAAGAACCCGTCCCGCCCCGAGCGATGGGCCGCCGCCATCGAGTCCGCCCGCAACGCCATCGAGACCGCCAAGAGCGAGATCGAGTCCGCCTTCGCCGACCTGTACGACCTCCAGCAGGAGTATCAGGAGTGGCTGGACAACCTCCCCGAGGTCTCGCAGGGCTCGGCCACCGAGGACAAGTTGAACGACGTCGTCAACCTGTACGGCCTCGACTCCCCCGACGTGGACGTCTTCGGCGACCTTGAGTCACTGCTCGACGAGGCCGAGGGCATCGACCTCCCGCGTGGCTTCGGGCGCGACTGAGCGGTCGGGATCGAGTACAATCACCGAAGGAGGTTGCGCGTATGCGACAGGTCGCTTGGACGTTCCTGATCCTCGCCGGAGGGGCGACATTCATGCACTCGATCGAGGTCGCGGCGTTCCTCGTGTTCGCCACGATCGCCACGTTCGTGGCCTCGATCCCCAGCCAGCCGCACCGGGACGCCCGGCGCCGGAACCACGCCCACCGGGTGGTGCGCTGATGGACCGGGAGACGCTCGCCGAACTCCTGCACACCGAGAGCATCGGGTGCGGAGCCCCCTGCTACCCGGCCAAGCACGACGCTCTGGCCCGCTGGCTGCTGGACTCGCTCGTAAAGCACGGCTGGGAGGTGCGCCGGACCCCTGTGCCGTTCACGTCGGCTGAACACAACGACGTGACGCCGTGGGAATGCCGGTGTGCCGACTGCGCGGATGATCCCGTCCCTGCGCTTGACGTTGGGCGGCTGCAAGTCGCCATGCGGCAGGTTCAGCAAGACCGGCTCCATGAGCGGGCCGATGGGCCGCTCGCGCTGACATGGAGGGATGCCGACGCCATCGCCCGCGCCTACGAGGAGGCCCGATGACCACCGACGACACCCGCCCGCTGAGTGCGCGCCTGTCCGACGCAATGGACTGGCGACACCACGACGAGGAGGCGACCGCCGCCCTCGCCGAGTACGACGCCGAGCGTGCCCGCCACGCCGCGCTGGTGGAGGCGGCACAGCAGATGTGGTTCGCCCATACCGAGGACGAGACGTTCCGCCCGACCGGGCCGCTATCCACCGATCCCTACGGAGAGTTCGAGGACGCCCTCCGCGCCGCCGTCCTCGCCGCCATCGAAGGAGCCGACCGTGACTGACCCCCTGCGCGATGCGGCACAGGCCGTGGTAGACCTCACCGACGACCTCGCCCGCTGGGACGAGATGAACCGCTACGTCGTCAACAGCGAGAGGGACTACCTCGCGGGCAACCTCGATGCGGCGTGGGATCGCCTCCGCGCCGCCCTCGCCGCCACCCCCGCCCCTGCGCTGGACGTGGAGCGGCTGGCACGGGCGCTGATCGCGTCCGGGGAGGCCGACACGAGCAATCAGGCGATGCACGTGTGGCGCTGCCAGCACCCCGACTACTACCCCGAACTGGCCGACGCCAAGTGCGGCTGCGTCGAGGAGAGCGCCGCCGCCATCGCCCGCGCCTACGAGGAGACCGACCGTGACTGACCCCCTGCGCGACGCCATCCTCTCGCGGCCCGAGTGGATCGGATGGGACACGGTCTACTGCTACTGGTGCGACAACACGCAGGACGAAGGCCACGCGCCGGACTGCCTCCGCGCCGCCCTCGCCGCCACCCCCGCCCCTGCGCACCTTGGCCCCGATGACCACGGGCACACAGGGAGGCTCTGGTGCGACCCCTGTGTCGCCCACGGCGTGATGCTGGAGCAGGGCGTCCACCGATGCGCCACCCCCGCCCCTGCGCTGGAGGTGGAGCGGCCCCGCATCGTCGTTGACGAGGGCACGCCCCTGCACCTCGTGTGCGGCGTCTGCGGACGGACGCGGGACTTCTCCGACCACGACCACCCGAGCATGGGCCACGGGTTCATCCCGGCTGGCCCGAGGCCCGGACTGTGCGGCCTGCCGCCTGATGGCTGGTACTGCACCCGAGGCGCAGGGCATCCCGGCCCGTGCGCCGCCCGCGCCTACGAGGAGGCCGACCGATGAGCAATGCCCTGCGGGACGAGTTCGTCCGCCTCCTGACCACTGACAGCCCGCACCGCGACCGGCGGCGGCGGGACTTCAATCAGGCGATCTTCAACGCCGAGGGCGGCTGGGCCATCTGGTCGAGCACCGACCTCGGCATGGTCATGGAGAAGTTCGACAGGGCCGTCAGGAACACCAGCAGCCGGTCCTGCGAGGAGGTCTGCGAGATGGAAGGGCACCCGCATGGCTGACAAGGCCGCGATCGACGCGCTGGCCGCCGCGCACGCGCAGGTGATCGGCTGGGGCAGCGACCGGGAGTTCGCCGAGCGCCACGTCGCCGCCCTCGCCGTGTACGGGTACGAGGTCCGCCGGATCGACCGGCGCCGCCCGGCGCCCATGCGGCTCCGGATGGAGGTCGGGCACGAGCCCGAGTTGCGCTGCCCGCACTGCGGCGAGTGGTGGCCGATCACCCCGGAGTTCTGGCGCCTCGGCCAGTGGCACAGGTGCAACGCCTGCAACCGGGAGCGGGCCCGGCTGTACGCCGCCATGCGCCACCGCGATGATCTGGGCTACCGGACCAAGAAGGCCGTCGCGTCCCGGCGCTACCGGAACTGGCTCAAGGCGACGTGCCCCGAGTACCTCGCGGCCTATGACCGGGAGCGCAAGGCGCGGAACCGCGCCTACCAGCAGCGGAAGCGGGACGAGGCGGCGTGATGCAGATCGACGACCTGCTCGCGATGGCCCGCGAACTCCCGACCGTCACGCTCCGGGTCTGCCCGGGGTGCCAGTTCATCCTGATCCGGCCCCCGAGGAGGAGATGCCGGGACTGTGAGAGGAGGAAAACCCGTGTGGAGGCTCGCAGCCCTCGCAGGAGCCACGCTGGCGGCCGTTCTGGTCGTCAGGGCGCTCCGGGCCCGGAGTGAGTCCGATGCCGTCACAGAGCGCCCGTGGCTGGCTGACTGGACCCCGGAGTGGGACCCGTACCCGATCGGACAGGCGACATGGACGGCCTGATCCGGGTCATCGTCTGCATCATGGTCCTGTGGCCGGGCCCGGTTCCCCGGGACCAGCCGGACCCGGAGCCCGTGGTCGAGGTCAGGGCGAAGGCCCGGAAGGCCGTTGCGCTCACGGGACAGGCGACGTGGTACAGGTGGCGGCCCGGGGAGTCCGCCGCCGGTCCAGCCCTCCGCAGGGCACTGGGCCCCTCGTGGAGGGGGAAGGTCATCGAGGTGTGCGCCAGCGGGCGGTGCGTGCGGACGCGCCTGACCGACTGGTGCGCCTGCAAGGGGCGCCGGGTCGTGGACCTCGACGTCCGATCATTTGAACGGCTCGCCTCCCCGTCAAGAGGCGTCATCGAGGTGGAGGTCAAGTGGTGAGTACGGTCGGAACAGAGTTCACAGACAGGCTGCGCAGCGTGACGCAGGTCGCCATGACGGGCACCACGCTGCGGAAGGTGGCCCCAGAGATCGGGATCGGCACGACGGTGCTCCACCGCTTCCTGCGCGGCACGGTCCCGTCCGGCCAGACGATCAACGCGATCGTCCGGTGGCTGGACTCCAAGGGCTGGAGGCTCTGAGGTGGAGGTGGTGCTGGCGGCCCTCGTCGGGCTCGTCCTCGGCTACGGCCGGGGCGTCGTCGTCGGACGGCGCCGGGAGCGGAAGGAGCAGGAACGGAGGATCATCCAGACCCGCATCGACCAGTTCGCCCTGCCGGGGTCGTTCAGGACCGATCCGCCTCCTCCCCCGGCTCCGTGACACTTGTAGCGGTGTCACGCGACACCTGTCACAACCACCCCTCGGAATGCCCGTGACACCTGTCACAGAAAGTGTCACAAACGTGTCACGGTGTAGCGCCGTGACAGGCGTGACACACAGCCCCTACTACGTAGGGGGGGCTGGTGTCACACCAACTGTCACGAGTACCTGTCACAGAAGGAGGCCAGAGCGATGAGCGACCAGCAACTGAAGCCGCTGGACCCGGAGTGGTTCGTCCGGAGCGGCCTGCTCCACATCGTCAACGAGGCGGTCCTGTGGCCTCTCGGCTTCGCCCTCGGGGTCGGCCGGACCCAGAACGGCGAGATCGTCCTCGGGGTCATGGAGTCCGACGGGCCCATCGTCCCGGACATGGATCACGCCGACCACATGGTGATGCACCACGCCTACCTCGGGATGCTCGCCAGCCGCTTCTCCCCGACCGAGGAGTCCAAGGCGTCCGCCGAAGCCCGGGCGCGGCTGGTGCTCCCCCGATGACCCGCCCCGGACTCCGCAAGGTCCGCATCCGGACCAACAGGCACGGGCTCGCCTCGAAGCCCACCATCGACGGCGTCCCGCTCGACGACGTCACGAAGGTCGAGATCACGATCGACGCCACGAGCCTCCCGGTCGTCACGTTCACCGTGTTCGCCGAGCCGGTGTTCAACGGCATGGCCTTCGTCAGGGTCCGCGACCTCGACCTCGACCCCGGGCTGGACGCCCGGCGCGAGTTCATCAACGCTCTGAACGCGGCGGACCTCGAAGCCCGCCGCCGGGGACGGCCGGAGTTCCAGCGGCGCCTCCCGGACCACGCCGACACCTCGACGCTGGTCAAGGTGCTCGACGAGATGGGCTGGGGCTTCTACCGGAGGAAGGGCTGATGTACCAGTACCGCGCCACCGTCCTGCGGGTGATCGACGGGGACACCGTCCACGTCGACCTCGACCTTGGCTGCGACGTCCACCAGCGGATGACGCTGCGCCTGTTCGGGATCAACGCCCCGGAGATGCGGACGCCCGAGGGCCCGGCGGCACGGGACCACCTGATCAGGCTGCTCGGCCTCGTCGAGGGACTCGGCTTCCCGGTCGTGGTCGTCGACACGATCAAGGACCGGCGCGAGAAGTACGGCCGCTACCTCGCCGTCCTCTCGACGATCGACGGCCTCAACGTCAACGAGCGCATGATCCTCGACGGGCACGCGGTCCCGTACCACCCGTGAGCGGCTGGCACGACGTGACGGCCCCGGCCCGCGACGTCGAGCAGGCGATCCGGCTCGCCCTGCGCCGACGCGGCCTCGACGACCGTCCGCCCTACGACCTCTCGACGCTGGAGATCGAGACCGGCATCCGCGTCCGGTTCTCGCCCTACCTGCGCCGGACCCAGATGCTGATCATGGGCGAGTTCGAGGTGCCCGACGACTGGGAGGAACTCGACGGGCCCGAGCGCGTCCTCGCCACGCTCGATCAGGGCTGCATCCTGTTCGTCCATGACCCCCAGCACGAGGGAGCCTGCTGAATGGCCTGCCACAAGCGCCTCGTTCCGACCACGGTCGACGCCTGCAGCGTCCACGGGCTGGCCTGCGTCATGGCCGAGTCCACCGCCGCAGACCGCCGGGAGATCGCCGCCCTGATCGAGGCGCTCCCCGTCCTCCACGCCCACGCCGGAGGCGTCTGCACCGGGGCCTGTCCGGGCGCCTTCAAGCGTCAGGTGCTCGACGTCCTGCGTGGACTCCCGGAGCCCCTCGGGCTGCTCCCCGTCCGGACGCCCAAGTGCCCCAAGTGCGGGAGCCCGGACCCGGCGGTCTGCGCCTACTGCACCACCCCGCTCTGACTTGCGCATCGTGCTCGTCATCCGGTAGGATGGACGGGCGTCCACCCAGCGACTGAAGGAGGTCATCCATGACAACGCCGACGTGGGGCACGCCCACACCCGCACCCGAGTCCAAGCCGTCCGGGGCCCGCCGCAAGGTGGCGATCGCCCTCGGGATCGGCGCTGTCGCCCTCGTGGCCTTCGCCCTCGGCTCGTCCGGCGGCCAGCAGGGCGTGCAGGACGGGGTGGCCGCCGCCCTCGCGACTCCGGCCCCCACCGCCTCCCCGACCCCCGAGCCCACGCCGGAGCCGACGGTGACGCCGGAGCCCACGCCCGAGCCCCCCTCCGACAGCGAGGCGTTCGACGCCTTCACGCTGGCCGTCACGGGCGACGAGTTCGACGACCTGTCCGACGCCTTCGGGGCGTGGACCGAGGAGGAGTGGGGCTCCAACGCCAACGCCCCTGACGTGGTCGAGGCGTCTGCCGCCCTCGTCGCCGTGGCGACGGACTTCGACGACGTCCGCCCCTGCTTCGCCTCCTACCGCGACGACGTGATCGCCTTCATGTCCGCTGCCGGTGAGGCTGCGGAGGCCGCCCTCGACGACGACATGGACGCCTCGCTCGCCGCTCTCAGCAGCGTGTCCGGGATCGACCTCGAACTCTCCCGGGAGCAGGCCGAGGCCCGCTGCGACGGCGACCCCGTGCCCACCGCGACTCCCGAGCCCGTGGCCGAGTCCGTGAAGGTCAGTGGTCGCGGCACGTCGCGCTCGAAGCCCTTCGCCCTCGTAGCCGGGGACTACGACGTCGTGATCAGCGGCAAGGCCACCGGCATGTTCGGCGGCAACGTGATCATGGACCTCGCCCTGAAGGGCGGTGACGGCTACTTCGACAACGAGATGCTGTTCAACGAGATCGCCGACAAGGGCAAGTACCGCTACTCGACCACCGTCTACGGCATCGAGGCGGGCGACTACTACCTCGACGGCCAGATCATGCCCTCGGGGACGTGGACGGTGACCCTCAAGCCCATCCCGTGAGCGACCTGCTGGTGCTGGTGTCGGCGGGCGCCTTCCTCGTGATGGCGCTCCTGACCCTCACCCGCTGGACTCCCGTCCGCGACCGCGTCTACTGGGCCCTCGGGGCGATCAGCCTCGGGGCCCTCCTCGCCGCCTTCCTCTGGAGCCAGCCATGACCAGCCGGTTCACCGGCCGTGCCGCCCTCGATCAGGCCGACATCACATGAGCCTGATCGTCCGCCACGAGCCGGAGCACATCGCCGCCGCCCGAGCGTGCGCTCGTGTCCGCCTCCTCGACGCCAAGGCATCCGGGGCCACCGACCGCTTCGGCTCAGACAGCGAGTCCTCCCACTTCTGGGGCGCCCTCGGCGAGATCGCCGCTGCCTGTGCCCTCCGGCTCCGCTGGTCCTGCTCCAGCCGTGTCTGGGCGGTCGAGGACATCGAGGGCTACGAGGTCCGGTCCATCCCCCCGGGCACCGATCCCTACCTCAAGGCCAAGCCCAACGATCCCGACGATCGACGTGTCATCCTCGTCGAGCACCGCTCGGAGTCCCTGTCCATCATCGACGGCTGGGCCACCATCGCCGACATCAAGCGTGCCGCCCCCCTGACCGATCCGGGCAACCGTGGGGCTCCCTGCCACATGACCAGAGACCTCCGTATCCTCCGCCCGCTGGGCGTCACGCCAGTCGCCCCATGACCTGCCTCCGCTGCGGCATCGCCCTCTCCACCAAGCAGCACGTCGTCGTCTGGCTCCCTGACGGGACCTTCCGCTGCTTCCCCTGCTGGCTGCAGGAGCGCCCCTTGTCCGTCTGAACAGTGCCATATCAGGCATCCGGGGGTGTTTGCGCCACCGCCCCCGGCCAGCCCGGTCGACCCTCGTGCGACATCCGTGCGGGGGTCGTTGTTTGTCTGAACAGGCACTGTTGTGCCGTTGGACGGTCTGGGGTTTGCCAAGGTGCGGAAACGGGCTCGCTGGGTGCGGGGGGAGGGGGTGGCTCGATTTCGCGTTTGTAATCGATTACAAGCATGTTTCGCTGTTTCGGGCCGATCACCTCGATCACGCTCGATCGACGAGGAAGGGCCCTTGCCCCCCTATGCCCTGCTTTGCGCTGATGCCCCTGTTTGCGCATATGCGCAATATGCCTCTATATGCGCATATTGCCCATATGCCCATATATGCCTTATATGGCGCATATAGGCCCCTATATGGGCCTTCTGGGTATTGCCCCTCTAGAACGCCCCCAGAGGGCCCGTATATAGGACCCTAGGCCCTAGAACCACCCCGGGTGGGTAAACGGCTCCTAGGCCCTTTCTAGGGCGTTGTGGGGCATTCTGAGAGGATGCGCCCGCGATCTTCTCAGCGTAGGGTGGGCCGTCCCTTCACAATGCCCGGGTATGCCCCGGGTGTTCTGAGACCCCCCCCTGTTCGAGCGCACAGGCATGCGCAATACCCCCCCGTGCAGAACGCCCCCTGTGTGACACCTGTCACAGGGGGCGCTACACCTGTCACATCCGGATGAACTGGAGCGTGATCTCCCCTGTGCCCTGCCCTGAGAGCGTCAGGGAGGGCCATCCCAGCAGGGCGCTGCCCAGATGGATCGCCACGATCCACGCCCCGCCCCTGTGGGCCTCCACCTGTGCGTGCCAGTGGAACCGCCTGCTGCGAGGCCACCACCTCGCCGCATACGGCGTCCTGAGGAACCCCCACCTGCCCTCCGGGTGGAGGATCACGCACGGCCCGTCGCAGCAGCCGCCTTCCTGCATCCCTGCCTCCTTCCTGCGTGCCCGCCGTCTGGGGGCCTCACCTCGTACAAGGTCTCTTGGCTCCTCTCGTGTAAAGCCTTGGAGTGTGGGATGCTTCTGGGGATGGAGGGCTTCGAGGCGATCGGGAATGGCGCGGCGATGCGGATCACCGTCATGCGTGACGGGGGATGCGGGCGCCTGCTGGTGGAGATCGCCCACGAGGTGGACGGCGAGCCCTGCCTGATGAGCGCGGAGGGCTGCCCGCCGGAGTGCCCCCTAGCGGGGCTGGGCTGCGGGGACCGTGCGACGTGGATGGCCTCTGGAGACCCCGCCGCAGGAACGCTGTCGCTTGCGCCCGGCCTGCACTGCGCGGCGCACGGCTTTGCGGGCTACGTCAGGGACGGTCGCTGGGAACCTGCCTGAGAGGGCGTCCGGCACGATCGCCGAGAGGGCCTGATCGAGGTCAGGCGTGCCCAGCATCTCGGGCTCGTCCTCTGGCATCCTCGGGCTCCCTGTTCCCTTGGTCGCTGGAGAGCATGCGCCGCAGCAGCCCCCGTTGCAAGGGGCCCTAGGACTCCTGATCGGCGTCGACACGGCCCCTGATCGTGGAGGTCCACCCGAGGGAGTGGCGCTCCTCGACCACGAGGGGCAGAGGGTCGTCGCGGACCATGCGGGCAGCAGCGTGGAGCACGGTGTCGATGGTGACCTCGGCGATGTGGGCGGCGATCGCCTCGGCGAAGGCGTCCTGCTTGGTCCGCTGGATCGCCTCGTCGATGGCGTCCTGACTGCCTGCGCCGAGGGCCGTCAGGGCCCTGATCGTGTCGCTCATCGCCTGCCTCCGAGAATGGACCGTCTCCCCATGTAGGACGTGGTCACCCGCCTCGGGGCATGGTACGAGGTCTTGACCGGGTCGATCTGGCCGCTCCCGCTGAAGTAGGTGCTGATCAACTGGCTGAACCCGAGGCTGCTGGCGTCGACCTGATCGTCGTGGACGCCCTGCATGGGGAACGCCTCGATCTCTTCGAGGTAGTCCTTGAGCCACAGGCCGGACAGGCACAGGACGAGGCCGTTGGCGGCGTAGGTGCTGAAGGGCCGTGCCCGCTCGGTCTTGGGGCCCGTGGTCCGGATGGCGAGGTAGTCGTACCCGGCCAGTTTCTTCGCCATCGTCTCGGCCACGAACTTGCCCGCCGAGCCCGGCTCCTGCTCGTTGCGGACCATGCGGCAGCCGTACCGCTGGGCGTCCTCGACGGCGGTCTCCAGCACGATGCGCTCGACGTCGTTGGGCCGTGCCCTGAAGCGCCGGACGTCGCCGATCACGATCTCCTGATCGATGGTCCTGCCCATCAGGACGCCCACGGTCCAGTCGGGGTCCTTGCTCTTGCTCTCCTTGCTGGCCTCGGTCCCGGCGAAGTCCCAGAACCTGCCCCACCTGTTCGTCCGCATGAGCAGGGCGGCACGCTCGACCGGGTTGGTCACGACCCGGAACCAGTTGCGATCGAACATCTCGCCGGGCGGCCTCGCGCCCCAGTCGCCGTCGAGCAACTGGGCCCGCAGCACGGGATCGAGTTCCTGCAGGTTCTTCTTGTACTCGACGGCGTCGAGGCTGGGATTGTCGTCCAACTTGGCCGGGATGAACACGCGCCGGTCGCCGTGGTCGTTGGCCGGGATCACGAGGTTGCCCGTGAACTGGTCGACCTGCGGGACGAAGCGGTTCTTGACCCACTCGTGGCCGATGCCGCCCGGGTTGCTGGCGCACCGGATGCGCAGCGGGACCTTGGCGAGCGGGTGGCCGCCGTCGATCGAGGGCCGCCGGAGCCGGGAGAACAGGTACAGGTACTCGTCCTCGGCGAACTGGGTGGCCTCGTCGAACCCGATGAACTGGTACGCCGAGCCCTGATAGCGATAGCGGTCACGGGCGTACTTGAGGTAGCCGAAGGTGAGCGTCGCCCCGCTGGGGAACGTGAACACCTTGCGGGCGTCGTTCCAGTTGACGCCGGGCACGGACATCAGCCACGTCTTGGCGCGGTCCATGATCGCGTCCGGCAGGGCGAGGTCGGCATACGACTTGCGCAGGATCAGGGCGCTGTAGCCCGGGATGTGGACGTACTGGAGCGCCGCCATGAGCAGCGCGTCGCTCTTGCCGCCTCCGGCTGCCCCGCCGTACAGGGCCTCCGGGTCGTCGAGCCCTAGGAAGACGGCCTGCCGTGGATGCGGGGCGTGGGGGCAGAACTTGGGCGGCTCGGGGAGCCGGAACGAGGTCACCCCTCGATCTCGGCAGGCGTCACGTTCTTGACGCTGGCATGGAGGGAATCGATCTCGGCCTGCGCCTTGGCGTACTGCTCCAGCCACGCCTGATCCGGGGCCCACGTCACCACGTTCACGCCCTCGGTCCGGATCGGGTTGCCATCAGGCCCGCTCAACTCCAGTTGCTTCGGTGCAATCCAGTCCTGCCGGAGGTCCGGGTTGTGCTCCAGCAGCCATGCTGCGGCCTTCCAGTCGAACTCGCGCACCTCGCGCAGCAACTGGCCGTTCCTGCCGTAGTGGTAGGTGACCTTGGCCGCATCGCTGGCGGCGACGAGAATGCGGGAGGCGAGGAAGTCGCCCGCCATCTGCTGGGCGAGGGCGACGGCATCGGCGAACTCCATGCCGCTGAAGTCGAGTTCCTGCTCGCCCTCGAAGGCCGCCGGGAGCCGGACGCCGTCGGGCACGATCCGGTGGTCGAGCCAGACGTTGAACGTGTGCCGGGTGACCCCGGCGATCGCCGCCGCAGCCGAGCGTGTCGCCCCACGGCGCAGGGCGGCCAGCATGACCGTGCAGGCCATCTGGTTGAACTTCTCCGGGCGGTGGGCTGGCAGCCTGCCCTTGCGTTCCTCGACCGGGGCGTAGTTCTCGCGGTGGGCCACGCTGGTGTCTCCTGCAGGAAGGGTAGGCCAAGCCTACCGCTGCCGGTGGCCGACCGGCAAGCCACGGTCCCGGGCCAGCGATCCGATCTCCCTGCCGTGGGTGGCGCAGTGCCCCTCGGCGTAGCGGGCGTCGGGGTACACGGTGAACAGGGCCCCGAAGGGCTGGAGGCAGGGCTCGGGGTTGGGGTTCTTGGCCGAGGGCCGCTTGCGGTGGCCGCACCTGTAGTCCTGCGGCCTCTGGGACGGCTCGGGGTCGGGGATGGACTCGAACAGCACCGGCTGGGGTTCCGGGGCGCTGCGTGGCTCCTGCGGGCTCTGGGGCGATGCTGGCGGGGGTGACACGGCTGCCTTCGAGGCGAGGGCGTAGATGTCAGCCTGCCTCCCCGAGGGCGTCCTGTTCGTCCCAACCACCACCAGCAGGCCCTCGTTCCAGAGGCCATTGACCGTGGCCGAGACCGTCTGGTGCAGCCTGCCGAGGCGCTCCTCCATCTCCCATGTGGCAAGGGGCTGGCGCTCCAGCAGATCGAGCACCTGCTGCCGGACGGTCCGCCTCGGCTCGCCCTGCATGCTGTCCCACGCTGCGTCTGAGTTGGGGTTCCTGACCATGATGACCTCCTTCTGTGCCCGCATCCCGGAGCATGGCCCCGAGGGCCTCGACGACCAGCATCGGCTCGTCCGGGTGGCGTTGCACGAACGCCGCGACCTGCCCGAGGAAGCCCCGGGCGCACCCTGTCGTCTGGTGGCCGCAGGCGCAGCGGGCAGGTATCTCGCCGCTCTCGACCGTGTCCTTGCGGGCACGGTCGATGACAGCGATCACGAGGGCGGCGAAGACCTCCTCGTCGGGGGATAGCATCCGGCGTCCGGCTGCCCAGCGGGTGCAGGTGGCACAGAGCCCAGTGCGGGCATCGAGCGGTTCCCTGACGCCGCAGGACGCGCAGACGTGGTGCAAGGCGTCAGCCCCAGACCGAGACCTGCCGTGCTGACTGGTCCTCGTCGCGCAGCCACCGGACGAACCACTGGTTGGACAGGGCGAGTGCGCCCCGGGCACGCCGGACAGCCGCGATGGCGTCCTCGGCCGTGTACCCGGTGAACATCAGTGCCCTTGCCACCACCACTCCGGATCGGTTCCAGCCCTGCGCACAGTGGACGAGGATGACCTCGCCACGAGCGTACCGCCGGGCGACCTCCCGGGATACGTCCCGAATGGCCCCCTCGTCGATGATCTCCCAGTCATGGATCGGCAGGAAGATGTGCTCTGCCCCATCCTTGGTCAGGGGCATAGGGGGTTTCCCCTCGGCCGTCGCCGAGACGATGCAGTCGAACGGGGTCAGGTCGGACGGATAGGGCCAGTCGCCCTGCCAGAGCCCGGGGACGACCTCGTCCCGTGTGACCTCGGGGGACGACATCCAGAGCGTCAGGTCCCGTGTTGCCATGCAGCCTCCTTCTCGGTGCATTGCGGGCACCGATCCGCTTCTGGGACGACGGCGAACCTGACGTCCTCGCCCGGGAACCGGGCATAGGCATCAACGCCGCACGCCGTCACGACCCCTGACGCCAGCGCCTCGTCGGTGCTCGTGGCGAACAGGTGGACGTAGCGGGTGCGACTCCTGTCGTGGGCGACGGCGAACCACGCGCGGCTCACCGCCCCAGCCTCGCCAGCCGGGCGTACTTCTCCGGGGTCGTGTGACCGTCCCACGGGTATGAGTCGGCAACCGGGACATCGAGGAACAGGCCGATGTCCCTGATGCTGACGTGCCACGAGACCTGCCCGCACTCGGTCTCGGCATACACGATCCACCAGCCCTCCTCAGGCGTCGGGACCCGGGCGGTCACCCAGTCATTGGACCGCAGCAGCGCGGCGACCACCTCGTTCCGTTCCCGGTAGACAGGGTCGAGGAGCCCGGCGACCCGGGCCCGGACGCTGCTCTCCCGGCCATCGTCACCGCAGACAGGGCACTCGACCCACGGGTCCGTCATCGGAGCACCTCGATCCGGGTGACGTGCCCGGACCGGCTCCTGCCGTCACGGTGGGACATCGACAACTTGATCCGGCCCTCCTTCTGGAGAGCCCAGAGCATCTTGGTGACGTCGTGGGGCGGGATCGCCCGACCAGACCGGAGCGACAGCGTCCTCGCGATGTCCGCTAGGACCGGGCGGACGATGACCTCGTCCCGGGCCATCTCGAAGATCAGGCGCCGGAGCGCCTCCTTGACCGAGACGTGCTCACTCACCGGGCATCCCCCCGATCGAGGCGATCATGCTGGTGACCATGTCGTCGATCACGCCGTCCGGGACGGGTGTCGTGGACACGGAGTCGATCACGGCCCGGGCGGGCGGCAGGATCAGCGAGCCGATCGTGCCCCCTGCGGCCACACCGAGCAGGAAGGCGAGGACGACGTGCTCCTCGCCCAGCCACGGCTCGGGCAGCGGGATGAACCTGTTCATGTCAACTGACATCGCCACGGGCGGCCTCCCTCTGGTGTCGCGCTCGGATACCGAGCAGGTACTCGCGCTCGAAGGCCCGCAGGCCACGGTCCGGGACGCCGACGTTGGCGGCGTGGCACATGCCGACGAGGTGGTACTCGTCGGACGGCGCACGCCTGCCCAGCATCAGGTCGTCCTTGACGTGGTCGACGGTCAGGCGCTCCAGCGCCCACGGCCCGTGGACCTGCCCGAAGGCGTCACGGCACTCGTGGCGCCGGTCGTAGCGGGCGGCTAGGCAGCCGTCCCGCTGGACGACCCGGCGGTGCAGGTCGGGCGTCACGCGGTCCCGGGCCATCAGAGACCAGCAACCCGCCGCTGGGCGGACGTGAGGCCCTCCATCTTGGCGCCGTGCCGGGCGAAGGTCCGGATGATCCGGGCCTGCGCCTTGCGGGTCCGGCGCCGGTTCCCGGCCTTGATGGCCGACGCCTCGCTGCGCCGGACGGCCCGGGGCACGCCGGACGTGGCGTGGACGATCTGGGAGGGGACCGGCTGGACCGGCTCGGGCTCGCCCTGCTGGGCGCGGATGTCGCGGAAGCGCATGGGTCTCTCCTCTCAGCGCCCGAGCGGGCGGGTGTAGGTGGTGGCGAACTCGGCGAGCGTGGGCGAGATGCGGCCATCGACGTAGCCGTCGGAGCGGTCGATCCGCGTCGCCACGGCCCGCAGGACGGTCCACGCGATCCTGTCGAGCAGGTAGGGGTGCTCCAGCGCCAGCAGGTCGATGAACGCCTCCTCGCGGCCCTGATTGGTCATCTTGGCGAGCAGCGACTCGGCGGTGTCGGCCTCGGCGTACTGGGCGTCGAAGTGGGCCCGCAGGTCCCTGACGCGATCGCGCTGCTCCGGAGTCTGCTCGAAGGGGCTGATCCCCTCGCGCTCCATCGCCCGGGTGACGGCGTCGGCCGCCGCCTCGGTGGCGTTGCGGTTGACGCTGCGCTTGATCTCGTAGTCCATGCCTGCCTCCTTCTGCGTTTGGATTGTACTCGATGCCGGTCAGGACCGGCGCATCTCGCTGTCGATCGCCCAGTCCCAGCGGATCGCGATCCACGAGAGGACCGAGCGGCGGGTGTCGAAGCGGTCCCGGTCGCGCTCGCCCTCGACCTCGAACAGGAAGCCGTACTTGCGGAGCGTGGGGCTCTCGACCGCCTTGTGGGCCACGAGCACCCACTGGCGCGGGTTCAGCGGGGAGCGGAACATCCGGAGCCGGACCTGCTCGCCGACGTCGACCCGGTACTCGCTGTCCATGCCGTGCTCGGCCTTGACGAGGCGGTCCTTGAGCCACGCGACGCGGGCCTCGTGCTCCTCGTGGCGGCGCTGGTACAGCGCCTCGCGCTCGGCGTCCGTCCGGCCGTAGCGGTCCAGCGTCTCGCTCATGCCTGCACCTGAAGGCCGCGCCACGTCGACAGGCAACGCTGGCAGGTCGGGGTGCTGGAGGCCAGCGGGAACACGTTCGAGCCCGAGCGGTGGTTGCACAGGGTCGTGTTCGCCATGCCGGTGATCACGCCGTCCTCGATCGTGACGGAGGTGAGGTGGACCTCGGTGCCGGTCCGGCGGCGAGAGGCAACTAGGTTGCCGTCGATGATGCGGAACTGCCCACCGGGCTGGCCGTACTTGCGGGGGAGGGTGGCTGTCGTCATGCCCTCATTATACGCGATGTCGCGCACGACTGTCAAACGCGAACTCACGCTTTCACCTCGACCACGGTGAAGCCCTCGCGGGTCATCCGCGCCCGGCACTCGCCGCACGCGATGATCCGGAAGCCCCGCAGCGCGGTGCCGTCCGCCCGGCGCAGGCGAACCTCGAACCCGCCCATCGTGGGGTGGTTCTCGCACTGCCCGAACACCTTGCTCCTCTTCGTCATGCCTGCACCTCCTTCGCGTGCTTCCAGATGGCCCTCGGGGCGCTGAAGCGGACGACCTCCTCGCCGCACCGGCCGCAGCGGTAGCCGTCGCGGGTCTCGTAGACGTCCTTGGGCGCGTGCTTCTTCATGCCCGCACCACGGCGATCGTGGGGCGCAGGTTGTACTTGCGCTCCTGCGCCTCGGCGCACTCCGGGTGGCTGTAGCCGGTGTCCTCGGCGGTGGGGGCGTAGCCCTCCCACTCGACCAGCGCGACGTCGCCCTTGGCGATCAGGCCGCCCTGCTGGCAGTCACGGCCACACTGGCGCTCGACGCGCACCTGCCGGACCTCGCGGTGGTGCGTCCACCGCTGCTCGTCCAGTTCGACGATGACGTCGCCGAAGTCGAACTCGGTGCGGTAGGCGGTGTCGGTCCGGACGACGCGGTGGCGCTTGGGGGCGGAGGGGGTGTTTGTCATGCTCCCATTGTAATCGAGATCGAGCACGTTGGCAAGCACAATCTTCAGAGGAACCGCCACTCGATCTCGGTGATCAGGACCGCCCCGGGCCGGACCGCCTTCTGGGCCCGGCGCCGGATCGCCCGCAGCGCGGACTGGCGGTCCCGGTACTCCCGGACCTCGCCGTCAGGCGCCATGACCAGCCACGGGCTGGCGTCGTCGGTGCCCTCGGCGACGTACCGCTCGCGGTCGGTCTCGAAGGGCTCGGACGGGCCGTCAGGGCCCGCCCGGTAGAGCCGCTCTTCGAGCGTCCTCACCCAAGCACCTGCCATGTCTCGACGGAGCAGCGGATCTCATCCTCGCCTGCGAGCACCGCCTCGATGATGGCCTGTGCCGGACGCCGGTCGGCGGCGAACCGGACCGGGCGCTCGGTCGCCTCCTCGAACCCGGCGAAGACGACGATGGTCCCGTCGATCTGGTCGACGTCGGTGGCGATGACGATCATCGAACCGCCTCCGGCCAGCACTTGGGGCACAGGGCGAAGTTGCCCTGCGTCCGGGGGGTGAGGCTCTCCTTGATCGACGTCCGCCACTCAGGAGAGGCGCTGTCGCCACAGGCGGTGTAGTCCTTGATCGGACCCCGCCCGGTCAGCCGGTGCCACCGGGTGGACTGGAAGCCGTAGCCGCCTCGCCCGCCCGGCGTGTAGAACCGGATGAAGACCGGCTCCTCGATGGGGATGATGTCGTTCACGATGCCTCCTTCCGAGCCTTCCGCTCGATGCTGACGATGGTCTCGTGGGTGCCGACCATCGCGACGGTGGTGGACTTGATGCCGCCCATGAAGGCCGCCTCCATCGGGGTGACGGTGATCGCCTCGCCTGCGGCGTGGGAGGCGTAGTGCCCGGCCTTGAGGTCGACATGCTCGGCGAACTTGTGCTCGGCCGCGCTCGGCCGCTTCACGGTCGCGAGCACCTGCCGGTGCAGGCCGTACCCGGTGATCCGGGAGTAGGCGACGATCTCGAAGGTCATGGGCTGCTCCTCTCAGGCGCTGAAGATGGCGAGGGCCTCGGCGTCGGTCAGGATGACGTCGCGGTCGCAGTCGAGATAGGCGTGACGGCCGGTGAGCGGCTGCCAGACGTAGAGCAGGCGCCAGCCGGAGCGGTTGAAGACCTGCTCGGTCCCGCCGTTGGCGGGGAGCCAGTTCCCGTCGGCCACGAGGGCCGACAGGGCCGGGGACGGGTCGACGAAGGCGTGGCCCGGGATGTCGTAGGGCGAGCGGTCCATGACGTAGCCCGGGAGGTGGTGGCGGTCGCCACGCGGGGCGTCGCAGTCGTCGCACAGGTCGAACCGGACGCGGCGGTTCAGGGTCTCCAGCCGGGCGACGATCTCGATCGGGGTGGTCGGGGTGGGGATGTTCGTCATGCTGAGATTGTACTCCTCATCGCGCACGTTAGCAAGTGTTCTCGAACTGCCGGAGCAGGTCGCTCACGTCCTCGCCGTGGGCGATCCGGGCCTTGATCTCGACCGCCTCGCGGTACTGGCGGCCGAGGAACAGCCGGGCGACGCTGGCGAGGTCGGCGGTGGTCATCGCCTCGACCTCGTTCAGGCTGTACAGGACCGTCGTGTCGGCCGGGTCGTCGAACCGGCGGACCCAGACGGCGCCCCGGTCCTCGGTGACCTCGACGATGACACCCAGCGGCTGGCGGTAGCCGCCGACGTAGGCGACCGGCACACCCAGCGCGGCCGAGTGCTCGGGGTGGACGATCTGGTTGCGCTTGACCAGTTCCTTCAGCGGCATGCTCATGCCTGCACCCCCATCTCGGCGAGGAACTCGTCCTCGGTCTGGCGGGACTCGTACCACGAGGCGTCGTGCTTGGCCGCGATGCCATCCATCGTGAAGCCGTAGCGGTTGCCCCCGTACTGGACGTCCATCGAACGGTTCATCCTGATCTCGGCGCGGCGGGCGGCCTCGCGGAGGATCAGCGAGGCGAGGTAGTCGCGCTCGCCCAGCGAGACGGCGAACGGGTACAGGCTGTCGATGGCCTCGTCGTCGAGGGAGCGGACCTGATCGGTGGCGGTGAGGGTGGTGTCTGTCATGCCCTCATTGTACACCCGGTCGCGCACATTACGCAAGTGGTTTGTTCAAACAGAAGGGCCCCGGACTCCCGAAGGAGCCCGAGGCCCGACCCCCGGCGGTGGATGGAGGCTCAGTTCTTGGACAGAAGCGCCAGCGCCCGGCCCTTGAGGTCCGACGCCTGCCCGTCCATGAGGGACAGGGCCTTGTTGTCGTCGACCGCGTTCTCCTTCGAGGCGCGGTAGTCGCGGTGGTGGTCGGCCCACTCGGTCACGGCGTTGAACGCCCGCCAGTAGTTGTTCGGCACGCCGTCGAGGAGCGGCGAGTGGTCGAACAGTTCGGCCAGCAGGTCGCGGGTCTCGTCGGACTGGCGCTGGCGCACAGTGCGGGTGTCGGCCGGGCCCTCGCGGGTCGGGGACGGGATCAGCACCTCGGTGAACTCGCGGAAGTCGGCCAGCGTCATCGGCTTCTTGGCGAGCGAGCCCGCGATCTTCTCGAAGGTCTTGCTGGCGTTGAAGGACAGGCCGAGGACCCGGCGGGCCTCGTCGACACGCCCGGCGGCGCCCGGCGTGTGGCGGATGATGTACTTGTCGGCTGCCCCGGCAATGGCGCTGTTGAACGTGTTCCGGCAGAACACGCGGACGAACGTCAGGAGGGCGCCGAACGGGCGGCTGCCGTCGTGGCTCGTGTAGAGCAGCAGGTACGGCTTGACGGCGCTCGGGTCGCCGTTGACGACGATCTCCTCAGGCAGGGCGAACTGGACCCAGACGACCTTGCCGCCCGCGAACTCGCCCGCGCCGATGACCGTGAGCCCGGAGTCGACGAGCGCGTCGCCGAACTCGAACAGGCGGATGTTCTGGAGGATCGAGTAGCGCCCGCCCATGATCGAGAGCGGGATGCCGGTGTCCGTGCGGACGATGGCCTTCTTGCCGGGGACCTGAATGTACCGCTCGACGCCCTCCAAGCCGATCTTGGTGAAGACGTCCATCTCCTCGACCGCCCAGTCGAGCCCGGCGGCCTTGGCCTGCTTCTCGGGGGTCTTGGCCTTGGCGAGGGCCTTGGCGTCGGAGGTGGTGGCGAAGTCCCACCAGAGGCGCGGGGTGAACGGGATGGCAGCGGTGTCGACCGCGACCTCGGGTTCCGCAAGAGCAACAGTCACTGGGAGACCTCCTTCTCGATCTCGGCCGCGTCGTCGCAGCCATCAGGGTGGCACTGGGTGTGATCGCCCACGTCGTGGGAGTCGAGGATGGCCCGACCGGCCGGATCGCCGATCTCTCCGTGGCCTTGGCAGTAGTCGATGACGTCGCCACAGGCTGGGCATCGGGCGCTGTAATCGTCGTAGTCGTCTTCCAACTGGCACCTCCTTCGTGCTGGGGGTATCCTACGTCATGTCGAGCACGACTGTCAACGGTCTATTTCAACAGGAGGCCAGATGATCACCGACATCCACATCGAGCACGCGGACCTGCCGGACCCGAGGATCGACTGGAAGCAGCAGCCCAAGCACTGGCTGTCGCTCACGACGGCCAAGTTGAACGGGGGCTTCCTGTTCGGGGTCGACAGCCTGCCGGTGGACGCCCTGTTCGCCGAGGAGGGCCCGGCCGAAGAGGTCTGCGTCGTGGGCATGACGGACGGCCGGATCGGCGTCATCAGCGGGGCCGTCACGATCACCCGGGCGATCCTGAGCGGCAAGTCGGGGATCGACGCCCGCTTCTACCGTCTCTGATCGTCCCAGACACGCCAGAAGGCCCTCTGGGGCCCGTCACCTAGGGGGGATAGGTGACAGAGCCCAGAGGGCCTTCTCGCGTCTCTGCGGGCTTCCTAGGGGCGCACAGTGGCCTTGCGGCCCGGCCTCCCGAGCGACACCCGCCGATAGTCGTCGAGCCCGGTCTTGGGGACCACCCAGATCGGCCCGACCTTGCGTGCTCCGTGGATGCGTCCAAGGCGGGCCTGCCGGGCGAGGGTCGTATGAG